TTATTTGATCGTTATCTCCATCAATAGAATGAATTCCTTTATATATTTCATTTTGATATAATTCAATAGTATTGTTCATTCTATTAACTAACTCTTGAGTAAAATTAGTTTTATTTTTAGCAATACTTATATTAGCTGCATCAAAAAACTTATTAAATTCAGGATTAGTAATATATTCTTGTAATAATTCTATATTTCCTACATCAGCTGCATTTAATACCATATCTACTACAAATTCATTTGCTAATCTATCGTATATAATATCAGCTTCATCCTGAGTTATATTTTCATAATCAGAAATAGTTCCATTTTCCTTAATAGGCTTAAATGGATTTTTTCCTTCATCGAGTAAAGATAATTGCTCAAGAAAATCATTAATTTTAGCTCTACGACCAAGAATTTCAGCTTCTCTAATCTTTTCAAAAGTTAATTGACTACGATTATAATCTTCAGGGGATATACGTTTTTTATTAATTTTTCCCTGAATTTTATTTTGAAGATTCCCTAAACCTCTACCAGCAGCTTGAAAACCTACTCCTCCAAGATAACCCCAAACAGCTTGCTCCCATATTTTAGGATCAGATAAATAAGAACTTAAATCTCTTGGTCTATAAGTAGGATCAAATATAAGTTCTGCAACTTCTTTTCCTTTTTCAGTTTGAACACCTTGATAACCTTCTTCAAAACTTTCAGATAAATTTTCTGCAAGAAAAGTAGAATTGCCTTGTAATAATCTTTTAATTAAAGATTGTTGTTCAATATCTATATTAGCTGCATCGGCATTTAATTTGTTAGCAGCTTGTTTATTTATATATTTTAATTTAGCTGTGGGTTTAAGTTTAAAAGCTCCTTTCCATAGACTACTAATAGCTTTAAATTGAACAAAATCCATTAATACCATAGCATAATCATTAAAAAATGTTTCTCCAGCAGAATCACTTGCAATTTTTTTAGCTATTTCATCATTACTTAAACCAACAAATTCAGGATTATTTTTAAAAAATTCTTCTCTTTGTATATCATTAAAATTTTGTAATCTTTCTATGGAAGTATCATAAATATCTTTATAAACTTCACGAGCTTCCATATAATTTTCCATAGTTCTACTTAATACAGCTGTTGCACCAAGATCTAAAGCGGTATTAATACTTTTAGCAGTTCTTGCAGGATTAGAAGTTAGATGACTTTTTTCAGCAATTTTACCTATACCATAAATTCCTTTATTATATAATTTTCCAATAGTTTTAGTTCCTTTACCTATTTTTCCAAGAGTTTTAATTCCTTTTACAACACCTGTGGATGGAACAAGCATAGATAATGTAGATGCAACACTTATAGCATTATTAGCCCACCATCCAAAATCTCCAACATCAAATGATTTTCCTGGATTTTCTTGATATATAGCAAAGCGCTCTCTAATAGAATCTTGAGCTTTTTCAAGTGCTGTACTTACTGCATTAGTATAATCATTATAACCGTCATTAGCTATAAGATTATAAACAGCATCATACATATTAGAAAATCCAGAAAGCGTTCCAAGAATAAATTCGTTTGCAACAGCTTGTGTAACAGCGCGACCTGTTTGTTCAATCCAACTTTGATTTTTAGCTCTTTGTTTTTCAGCTTCTTCTCTTGTAGTATAAGCATTTAAATAAACATCATAATCAGCAAAATTTTCATAATCTTCTTTACTAACAGAAAATCGAGGGAGATTCTCAATTTGTTTATTAACAGCTGAAAAACCATAAGGATCTTGAAAAGGAGAAGGTTTATTATCAGTATTTCCAAAACCAGAAAAAGGAGAAGGTTTATTACCCTCTCCTTTCATTATTCTATTCATTTCTTCACGTGTAAGTTTCATAATTTTTCTATATACTCATTAGTAAACATCATTGCTGTTTCTGGATCAAAACCTTTAATTATAAGAGAATTATAATAAGCTTGCCCTATTGCTTCTTTATCATTTTCTGTATATTCACCATTGCGTACTTTATTTTCTACAACACTCCACAAAGCAAGTTTTTCAACATCTTGAAGAGAAATATCTTCTTTTATCGTTCTTAAATCTTCATCTTGTAATATAAATTTACCGGTATGTTTATCTTTAACAACAATATCTGTACCATATGGAGTATCATAAGAAAACGCTTGATAAGCATATGTAACATTATCTAATAATAATTTTGCTTGAGTGCTTATACTATTATTAACAGCATCAATAGATGGATCATTTAGTCCTTCTTTTAATATATATTCTTTAACATCACTGTCATCTGTAACAGTAGTTTTAATTTTCCATCCCATAGTAGGAACATATGTTAATTGATGCTTTATATTACTATCATTATAAGTTGGAATTTTAATACGAGCATCTTCTATTTCGTCAGAAGTCATATCTCTTAATGTTCCATTTTTATCAACTACTAAATAATCACCTGAAATCATAAGTTGAGGATTAGCTTTAAACATATTAGTATATCTTTTTACAATATCATCTCTACGATCTTTTTCAAGTTTAGCATCTGCGGGATTACTAATAGTTTGATATAATTGATCTCTCATATAATGTTCAGGATTTGTATGAGAAGAAACTGAAGTATCAACAACAACTTCATCACCAACTGGAAGAATATCTTCTTGTAATTTATTAGCTTGTTTTATTATATCAGTATAAAGATAATCAGCTTGAGATATAAGTAATTCTCTATTTGGATTATTAAAATGAACTTCAAGAGGGACAATATTTCCATTTTCGTCTACTCGTCTAATTGAAGTATATTTTTCTCTTCTTAATCCTCCTCCAAAAACTCTACTATCTAAATTTGTAGCTTTTGCAGCTTGAACAAATTTATAAGTTCCATCTTTATGATCTGAAGAAAGAACTAATCTTATATCTCCATTTTCAGTATTATATTGTTTAATTTCATAAGTATCCCATAAATCTCCAATGTTTCGTTTAAAAGTATCTAAATCTCTTTGATTTTTTAATGTTATAGCTATGCCAGCAGAATTATCTCCGAATAATCTATCAGTAATATTAGCAAAACTTTGTTTCCATTCTTTCATAGTATCAGTATCGTCTGGTGATATATCATCAATAATTCCACTATTTACTTGTGATATAAAATTAAAAGCATCTATTTTATTTGGATCATTTACATCTCCAATAACATTATTAATAGTAGCTCTATATGGTAAAGTAGCTCTTTTAAAATTATCAAATTCTCTCATGATATCTATGGCTACTTCACCAGAAATATTATTATTTTTTGCCCAAGTACTTAAAGCATCTGGAGTAGTATATAAATTAAATTCAGGAATATTTACATTAGGATATTTTTCATTTAATCTTTCAGTATAAGTACTTCCAATAGTTCTAACTCCAGTTAAAACTTCTAATCCGGGGTCGATTTTAACTTGAGCTTTAGGACCTTTTCCAGTAATAGTGTTAGTTAAAAAATTATTTATTTGTTGATTATTTCCACTATTATTTGCTTTAGCTGTTACTTTAGCTTTAGCGATTTCATTTATCATAGAATCATTATAAGCGGTAGAAGTATATATTCGTCTATATTGTTTAGCTCTAATAAATGGATCTATTTTATCATTTACATATTGATCAAAAGATTTAGTATATCCTTTTGGATCAATTACATCATTTGCAATATTAGGATTTTGACTATGATACCATTTATCAATTTTATAATCCTGTTCTAAACTTGCTCTAATTGCAGGATTTGCTTTAATTGCAGCATCTACAGCAGCTCTAATTTTTTCTGGAGGAAGAATCTCATATTTTCCAGTTATTGAATTATATCTTGCCATAGTACTATTTTCTGTATAAGTATTAGATACTTTACCTGTAGAAATATCTATAAAAGTAGTATTTTCATATCCTCCAGCATCAGGAGAAACATATTTAAGAGCTTCATTATATATTTTATTCATATCTATACTTGACACAGGTCTTTCATTAGGTTCCCATTTAGTACCTCCAATTACTTGTCCTTTATCATTATAAATATCATTATATCTATATTTAGTATTTGCTCTATAATAATTTTTATGATATTCAGATAAATCTTGTCGCTCATTAATATTATTTAAATATGCAGTATAATCTTGTTGTGCTCTAATACGACCTATTAAACCTGGATCAGAAGTAATGTCTCCTTGAGCTTTTACTAAATCATCAAAAGCTCCAGCAGCATTTCCATAATTTAAATTATTATCAAGAGTATTCCTAATTTGTTGAATTTTATTTTGCCTCCATTCATCTTCAGCCTCATTAAGAGGAAGCTGAGCCATTGCAGTTTGAAGTTGAGAAGCAAGTTGCATACTTTTTTGATGACCTTGTTCAAGTTCTCTATAAGTATTAGCAACAGTTTCTAAATTAACAGGAGATACTCGTTGTCTTATAATAGGATTAAAACCTTTCATAATATTATAAATTAATTTTTCTTATTTTTAATCCTTTTACCGTTTCTAACTAAATAACTAAAATCTACACCTAAATCTTTTAATATTTCAGCAGTTACATTAGGATTTGCGGCAGCCATTGTAGATAAAGTATTATTAATATTTCTTCTTTGTTCTACACCTCCAATAATATCTTGTACTGTTGTAGTTAATCCTCTAATTAAATCAGAAGTATTTTCAGCACGTTTTTCTAATAATATATTATCAAAATTACTTTTACCTTCTCTCCATCTATTATATATTTCAACATTACGAGCTGCAACATTTTGTTGATTCATATTATCTTGATTTAATAATTGAGTTTCAGCATTTTCTTTAGTAGCATAAAGGTTATTAGCTTGTAATAAAGCATTTGTGCGTGCTATTCCTTTACGGGCGAGAGCCACACGAGAACTTGCAGTATTTGCATCAATATCTCTATTAGTTGCTTTTAGATATTCTCTAATTTTATCTAATTGAGGATTAATATTAAATCGAGTTTTAAGTTTTCTTGCTTGAATAGGAAGAGGTGCAGAACTATATTTCATATTATTTAATGTACGCCTATTGCTATTATAATTAGTAATAGATCCAATAGTATTAGTTACTCCTCCTATAATATCTCCAAGAGTAATTTCATTAAAATGCCCAGCAGCAGGACTAAATTTATTATTAATATTATTTGGAATATTATTTAATTTTTTAATTTTTAAAGCATCATCTGTACCAGCGGCATTAGTTAATTGTTTATATACATTATTAGGAGATAATCGAGGATTAGTTATGCTTGCTTCTTCTATTATACCTTTATATTTAGGAGTATTAATATAATCAATATCTTCATTAATTCCCATTAGAGCTTTTTGTCTTTCCCCCGTAAAGGAAGATGCAGGCACTAACTTCTTTTTACCTTCAACATTAAGTTCTACAAATATATTTTTTTTAACTTGTCCACCCATTTTTTTAATATTTATAAAAGGAGAATATTCATTTAAATCCTTACCTTGTTTTATATATTTAGTTGCTCCATATATACCTCTATTAAATGCAGCGGATGCAGCTGCATCTAATTGTTCATCCGATAAATTAGGAAATCTTTTTTTCATTTCATTTCTTCTATATTCTAATTCAGCGGCAGTTGCAGAAATACCAAAATTCCAATTCGGAGAATATACAGAATTAACTTTTCTATCTTTTTCATTAAAAAATTCTTCATCATAATAATTTAAATAAGGCTCTTTTAAAGTAATAATTCCTTCATTTAAATTATTACCAGTATCGTCTAATCCCCAATCTCTTCCATGAACTTCTCTTCTATCAAATTCTCCATTAGTATTATTATAATAATTAATAGCTTTATCTATTGGACCTTCTTTAGCCATTCTACTTGCTAATAGATTAGGATTAATATTATATCTTTTAGCAATTACTTTTACACTATCTGTAAGTTCTTTATCTGTATCAAAATATTTTTGTCTTGCTTCATTAGTACTACCTCCGATATATCTTCTTTTACCTCCATTTTGATACTTTTTACTTCCATCATCATTAAAATTATTTCTATCTTTAAATTCTTCTTGTTCCTTAAATACTTTATTGGCATTTTCACCATTAATTACTTTTTCAGCAGGACTTTTACCATTAAGCATAGGAACTGCACTAAAAACTTTAATAGAGTTTTTAGAGGTGTGAACTACTTCACCACCTTCAACTTCAAGGCCATTCTTATCATCAGCACCTAAATCAATACCTCCTTGTTCGTGCTTTTTGCCTTGCATATAATAAAAGTTATTTCCAAGAGGAATAGCTTTTCCTCCACGAACAACTTTAGGATTTAAAATATATTTCTTCATATAATATTATAGTTAATAAATAAATTTTAGGCTGTTTAATTTAATGTATTTCAATTTAGATATATTTATATTATTTTCAATATTCAATCAATATAACAGCCTAAAAATAGTTTTTATTTATGCTTTATACGTTTTTTGCCCCCGCATCGCAAAGTATTTGAGCGATCGACAAATTGATTATTTTGTTGTTGAGTAGTAGGATTAGTAGCAGTATTAATATTATTATTAATATCGTTATTATTAGTATTATTCATATAATTAGGAGTTTTTATTTCAACTTTAGGGCCAGTAGTACTAAATCCATCAGCTTTCTTTACTTGTTTAGGAGCAGAACTTGGAGCAAATAAAGAATTAGCTAATCCTCCAATTCCAGACATAGCATCTCCAATTTCTCCACCAACTCCATTTTGCCCAATTAAAGAACCCATTTTAGCTTTCTTTTGACCACCGCATTTAAATATACGATTAGATTTAGTTTTATTAGATTTAATTCTATCATTAAATTTTTTATCTCCTCCCATTTTTAAAGTAACTTTTTTATTATATTCATCTACATAATCTTGATCAGCTACACTTGCAGTAAGAGCTTGAGCTTGGGCTTTAGCATCATTTTGATTTTGTTCAATTTGTTGCTGTTTCAATTTTTCTCTTTCAGCTTTACGTTTTTTAGCTGCACCAATAGCCGAACCTGCAATACTTGCAACTCCTCCAATTAAAGCACCAAGAAAAGCTTTTTTTCTATTATCAGTTTTAATTACTTTTTTCATAACTTTCTTTGTTTAGAAACACTACCATTTAAATTTTCAAATTCAATACAAACTTTATCTTTATTATCAAATGTAAATTTAATAACTATATAATTTCCATAAATACGAGTAAGTTTATCAGAACCGCTACTATTATAAGTAGAAATTTTATTTCTAAAATAATTAAAATTCCAATTACCTAATTCAAACCAAGGTTTAGAATATCTATTAAATTTATTAGTAGTATCTATATTAATATCTATTTCTCCAGTATTTGTAAATTCACTAAATATTTCTAATATATCTCCAGCATAAGGCTGCATACCTTCCTTTACGGGGGATATACTAACAAGACTATTTGATTTACTTACTTTACGAACATTATATTTAATAAATTCTAAAAATTTTATAACATCATAATCTTCATTAAGAATAATACTTATAGAAGATGGATAAGTTTTAGAAATACTTAAACTTTCATAAGTACCATAACTTTTAGTATCAGTAAAATTATATATGTCGTTATATAAATTATTCCCGCTTACTAAATATAATTTAGATTTAGTATTATATCCTTGAATAAAATTATAATCGTGAAAACTAATAAAATTACCTAATTCATAATTATAGCTTAAAGTTTTAACAGTATTATTAGATAACTTTAAACTAATTAATAAACGTTTATTAAATTTATCATTACCAAATCTAACATTAGTGGGTTTATTATCTTGTAAATATAAATAAATATCTTGATCTATTAAAGATAATTGGCCATTATCAAATTTATAAAATCTGGTAAAATCATTATTATAAAATATATAACCAAATTGATCTACAATAAAAGCTAAATCATCTTGTAATCCTCCAAATCCTAAATCAGAAGTAAATACTTCTACATAATTAGTATCAAAAGCATCAGGTTGTAATAATTGTAAACTTTTATCTTTAGTTTGTAATGTAGCATCACCATTAAACATAAATAAACTATGCTCAGTGTGAACTAATAAATAAACACCAATACCCACTAAATTAGTAATAATACCTTTATTCTCATTAATGTTTTTATAACCTTCAGTAGGAAATTGCCTCCAAGCATTTACAGCACTTTCATCTTGAATAACATTACTTCTTCTAACAGTCTTATCAAATTGAGTAATATTTAATATATCATCTCTATAATTGTTATAAACAGTAGGGATAAAGTCATCTTGAGATCCTTGAGAATTACTAAATAAATCAATAGAATTTTTTGGTTCTACAATTAAACCTGGCCAATATCCTTTAGTATCAACGTCTTGCTCATTAGGTTTCATTATAGAGAATATAACATTCTGAGGATTATTATTAAAATATTTACTTTCGTAATAATATGTATCTATAACAGGAAACTGAATATAATTTAAAAATGGAATATTTAAATGAAAAATTTTTTCTGAAGTTTCATCAAGTACAGATAATCCTATATTTTTATCCGAATTATCAGGAATACTTTTACTTAATTTACCGCGAGTATTATATAAATTATTATTTTCAGAATTAAATGTAATTCCATTTCCATTATATATAATTACCCCATCATAAGTATATACTCCGTTAAAGCCATCGTTTATGTCAGTATTTATAGTACCAGATCCATAAATTATATTACCTATTCTAATAAGAGTTTTTTCTTTATTTATATATAATTTATTATGATAATTATGAAGACTTGCAATATACGTATTTACTCTATATTTATCATCAGAAATAAATAGATTTTCTATATTTTTTAATTTAATAGCGGTACTTAATCCTCCTCTATCATCTTTAACAGAATCAGCTACTACTAATTTATAATTATCAATAGGATATATTTTATCTTGTATAGCAGTATAATTAATTAAAGATTTATTTAAATCATAAGCATAATTTATAGAACTGTTTCTGTAAAGAATATCAGATTTACTTATTTCTGCGATAAATCCATCATTTCCTTCAGTAGTAACAGTTATATTTCCACTATTATTATGTTTACAATATTTAGTACTTTTAGCTTTTATTCTTATAAAATTATAATCAGTAGATAAACTATCTTTAATATCAAATGTACTACTATATAAATACATATCAGAGCTTACTTTATTATTTTCATAATTTTTAAAAGTAACTCCTTGCCCAATATTATATTCGATTGCACTAATTTCTCTCGCATCTTTATTAGTAAGAAAACCTGTTACTTTTTTAGTAGACTCAAATTTTTCATAACTAATAAAATAACCTATATAATCTTCTGGTATTTTAACTGTAACTTGCAATCTATATTTATAATTCACTATTCCTTTATAAGTAGAATAATATTCTTCTTCAGGTATTTTAAATAATCTTTCATTATTTTCGTTAATATATACTCCAAAATTACCAGTACTAACTTCATTTACACTTCCGCTATTAAATATATTAGCTATTTTTATATCATCATATTTAGTAGTACTATCAGCAAATAAATCTCCATATAAAGATAATAAATAATTTTTTACATCTTTTTTATTAGCAGCACTTCCAGAACTAATTAATTTATTAGTATGTTTATTAAAACTATAAATATTTAAATTTCCATCAGTATTTAATAAATCTTTAAATTCTTTTAAAGTATATTCTTCATTAACAGCTATATATCCTTCAGTAAGATTTTGAACAGGTAAATGTATTTTAATTGGTATAAAATATCCATTTCCAGTATTAGTAGTAAGGTATGTTTTATTATTTATTCTATATCCATTAGTAGCGTGTCCATATTTATCTATATAATGAATATAAAAACTATACACTTCTCCAGGAATTAATGTAGACTCTTTTAATCTGTCATTAAATGAACTAATAGTATCTATACATTTTTTTTGAAAACTAATTATATAATTAGTAGCATCAAATATTTTAAAATTTGTATGATTTCCATTACTATCTACATCAGTTTTAAAACAATATTCTATTGAATCATAAATTTCTTCTCCTATTTTTATTTTACAATATCCAGGAAGAGTAGAACTATCGCTTGGATCTTTATTTATAGTTATAGAATTTATATCTATAACTTTTTCAGTAGTATTGCCTTCTTTAGTAATTTTTACTATTAAATCAATAGAATTATCTACATTTAATATTTTATTAAAAGGAATACTTTGATTTGTAATATCAGAAATACTATTTATATCTAAAAAATATTGTTTAGGAGTTTTTAATTGTTCTTGACCAGATCGAATATCCTTTCGTTTTTCAGTTAAAGTAACAATTTGTTTTAATGTACTTACAGTATCTTTATTTGTAGATGAAAAAGCAAAATTAGTAGTATTTACTTTTAATGATATAGAAACACTATCTATAATAGATTGATCTATTTTTTTATTTAAAGTCTGTTCTTTATAATTAGATATATATAATCTATTTTTATAATTAATTATATTTTTTACATTATAATAATTATAATATGCAGTAATAAATTCAGTAATACTTCCCTCAGATAAACATTTAGGATTAAATATATAATTAGTATTTGATATATTTATATCATTAGTAATAAAAGCTTTAGTATAAGCTTTACTTGCACAAACAAACCCTAATTGATATTGACTAAAATTATTAAAACTATTAAAATTTAAATTTATAGCAAAAGTAGTATTAGATATTTCAGAATTATTACTAAATCCATCATAGCATCCTGTACCAAATCCGTCCATAGGAACTGCACTATGACCATCTACATCATCTACATTATATAAATTTATTTCAGCATTATTTCTTCCAGTCCTATATTGATAAAAACAATATCTAAATATTTGTTGTCTATAAATGTCATCAACAAATATAGGATAACCAAAATTATACCATTGTGTATAATCAGTTTTATTTATTTTAAATCTAATATATAAATATGTCCAACCTTTATAACAAGAACCTTTAACATAATAGTGATTTGTAATAGAAGGTAATTTAACTTCTGGAATAATTGAAGAAATAGTATCATTGAATTGACTACTATCTATATTAGTATCATTAAATTTTCCTAAATTAAATATACGTAAAGGTTCATCAGTATTAATATTATATAGAGATACAGCTATTATTAAATCATTATTTACATTATAAGTAAAAGTACCTTTAATTTTACTTATATTATTTAATAAATCTCCATTATATATAATTTTACATTTATTTTCTTTTTCATTATAACGAGTAATAGTACTTGTTGCTTGTCCACTTGCAAATATTATAATTTCATCATTACATGGTATTATTCCTATTATACTATATTCACTTCCTCCAAATTCATTATTAAGAGTATTATATATAATTTCATTTCGTTTTAAATCTTCTTCATTACTAATTAAAGTTAAATCATTAGTAACCTTTACATTAGTAGCATTAACTAAAGATAATGAATCACAATCTTTAGGATGTTTATTTAAACTTAATTTAGGAGTAATATTCATTAGTTTTTAGGTATAAAAGTAAAATTATAAAAATATGATCTCCAAGCATTAGTATTAGAAATATCTAATTGTTTATCTAATACAATAGAAGTTTTAACTTTAGGTTTTAATGTAATCCAATTTACATAAGGATTTATAGCAGGATTATTACCTTGAAGAGTAAGAACAGGATGTTTATAACCTCTTAATAACATTTTATACATACAATAAGAAGCTATAGCTTCTATAAGATTACCATTATCAGGAATAACAGGCAAATCGCATTTAAAATAATCACTATAATAAGTTTCTAATTCAATATTTTCTATAGTAATATTATCAGTATCAAATGATAATTCTATTTTATTATCTTCAATAATAACATAATTTTTATTAGTACTAATTAAATTAGAATTAATATCTTTAACTATATGTCTATCTTCAAATTTAGGTGAATTAGTATATTCAGCTAATTCATTAGGAGCATATTTAGCTGAATTATTAATATTAATACTAACTGTATCAGAAATAGCTTTTTGATTTTCCCCCGTAAAGGAAGAGCAACAGCGATTATTCTTACTATCTAATTTATTTATTTTACAACCATTACTATCATAAACAGCAAATCCTTGCTCTGAAATAGGGCAAGGAGATATAGCTATTCTTTCATTAACAGAAAGAGTTCTTTGTTTTTTAATAGTATTAAATACTTTTAATTGAGCCATAGCATCAATAGTCCACGCTGCAACACGAGGTATCCAATCACTATTATCAGGATTGAAATCGTTTTCTATTTTTGCTATTATGCGCTCCAAGTTCGTATTCATATTGACTTTCATTTCTTATAAATTTAACATAATCTTCTGGAAAACGATAAAGAAGAACATTTATTTTCTTATTTAAAGATAAAGGTAAATAATAAATATTATCACGAGTATCGCACATACTTGCTAATTCTTGTTCACTATAATGTTTAATATCTTTTTTAGCATACATAGTACACTCAAAATCAATTTCTTTATTAACAATAATTTTACTATTTATAAAAGTAATTTTATGAATACTTGTTAAATTTTTAAATATTCTATAATCTACTCCATCATATTTTATTCCACGAGCGTTATACCAAGCAGCTTCTAATTCATTATAAACTTTAACACCTTCTTTAATTAACTTTTTCTTATTTCTTTTAGTAGCCATCCAATCTACAACTGTTTTAGGATTGACATTTTTAAATATACTAACAATTAAATCACCTGTACCATGAGCATAATTATAGGCATACCCTTGTAAAACACATTTATGAACAGTATAATAATAATCTCTTAAATAATTTAAATATTGTCTATAATTAATATTTTTTTGTTTAGTATATAATTCAAAAGCTATTCTACTATTATAACATTTTTTAAGTACTACGCAATATTTAATTATTTGTAATAAAACAATTCGTTCCTCTCCACTTTCGTATTTTTCTAATAACTTTTTAGCAATATTATATAAATCTTCAGATTTGTTATAAACTTTATTTACCCATTCAGATTCATATTTATCTAAATCAATATTAAAAGTATTTTTAATATATTCTTTCTTTTCTGTTAAATACGCATAAGTATTATCTCTAACAGTACGAGAAGTTTCTAAACTTCTTGCAGCTTCTTTAGCATTTGTTTTAGATTTTCCAATAAATGTATAAAAGTGTTCTTGATTACTAATATCTGGTTTCATATTATATTAACCGTTTAATTTATTAGGAACAGAAATTGTATTATCTTCTCTTGGTATTTCTAAATGAAGTCTTTGAAGAACCATATCTTTAATAGGCCCTATAAGATCTTCGGGTAATAAAAATTCATTATCATCTATAAAAGGATCATTAATATCAATTTTTCCATCAACAGTTTCAGTTTCTATAATATGAGGATATTCAAATATACTTTCAATTACTATTTTATTAATACCTGAAAATTCAGTATTAGGATTTATATAAATATAAATATATTCATTAATATAATCATAAGCAATAGTATTACACATACCAGGAAGATATTTATTAAATCTAACGCTTGCCTCTTTAGTAAAAGGTATTTCATAAACATTAACACTTCCTAATGTTCTAATAGAATGAAAAGGTAAATTAATAGGTAATCTTGTAGGACGAGGTACTTTTTGAGAAGTTCTTTTTATTAAAGGAAGTTTAAGATCTTTAGCTTCTTCAATATCTCCATCAGGAATATCTATTAAAGTAGCAACAAATTTTTGTTGTAAAACTTTATCAGAAATAGAATGATTATTATAACTTTTTCTAATAAGTTCATTTCTATAATGTATAATTTCTTGTCTAATAGAACGACGAAGAGGAACATTATTTGGAGCTTGCGCTATATGAGCAATCTCTGAAACAAGTTGATTAATAGAAGACATAATATAAATATTATTATTAGTAGTTCGATTAAATATATAAAAATTATTTGCAATTACTTGCATTTTAATAATATTTTTTTAACGGAAATAATAAAAGCGCCGATACTAATATATCGACGCTTACTAATAATAATAATCATATAATTTTAAATAGCCCTAAAATAATTCCAAACTTTTTCTATACCTGCATCTTCATCTTCAAACCAATTAACAATAGCACTTTCTATAATTTTATCTTTAATATTCTCTATATTATCTTCTCCAAACCATTCTTTATATAATTCTATATTATCGTGATATTGAGCATTAAGAGCAACATAAACATCCCAAAAAGTAATATTACTATTTATAGATTTAAATTTCTTATCATATAGTTTTCTAACGTCAATTGGAGTAAACATTGGAGAAGTAATTTTATTACCTTTATTATCAGTATGATACATATTATCTACTTGATAAGTTGCATATACTTCATCAAAATGTTTTCCTCTTAATTCTTCATGTATATCTTTCATTATACACCAAAACATTTCATTATCTTTATCATTTTTGTTTTCTACAATATCTTTAAATCTACAAATAATATTCCAAGCAGTTTCATTATCTAATCTAATATGATCTTTATAATGATCTATTATATGTTCAAAACTTTTCATACTTATTGTTATATTTTAGATAACATTTCTTTAAATTCATTTATATCATCTTTATCTAAAGCAATTGCTTTATTAATAAAAGGAATTTTAATTTCAATAGTTCCAGCTCCAATTTTAATTCCTCTCTCTTCCTTTACGGGCGAGATTATTAAATTATCTATTTTCAGAATTTTCTATAACATCTTTTACAGAATTAACTAAAGCCTCTTGAACAAGAATTTTAAGTTGAGTATCAATAGATATATAATTTTTATCACTAAAAAGAATATTTCTTTGATCATTATTAAGACTTTTAATTTCATTATCTATTTTATTCCACAATGTCTCAGATTGAATAGTTTGTTTTACAGTAGAATTATATTTATCTTTCATTAATTGTAACTGTCTAACTCTTTCATCTATTTCTTTATTATAATCAATTTCAGAACGAAAAGGATTTTCTAAAATAGGATCATATTTAAAATTAAAACTATAAGGAGCATTCATAATTATATGATTTATATTATTAATAAAATATGGGGGAAATACTTCAAGTTAAAGCTCAAAGTATTTCCCCCGTAAAGGAAGATATACGAGCTATCTACTATGCAGCAGGAGTAGAAGTCGAATTATCTACACGACAAGGATTATAAGAAGGATAACCAGTAACAGTAGGAGTATTAGGTAATACAAGCTCACCGGTAATCATACGACAAGTACGACGGAACAAATTAAAGTCGGCGTGCTCTGCAACTCGACGAATATCAGACTGAATAAGTGCATCTTGATACGGACGAGTAGCAATAAGAACGGCTACTTGTTTCTCCAATTCGCCAACACGAGCATTAGTAATATCAAAATTGTCACGAGTGCTCTTATACAAACCAAAATCGGCATCTATTTGACTTTTATAAATGCCGAACATTTCAGCATTTATTTGATTGCGATCATTAAAACGAGCAGTTTGACCATTAAAAGCTAATTGCCACATACCATTAATAAGTTCACACTTATCTTCTTTTTCCACAGTAGACTCTGCACCTAACGCAGCAGCTCCAGCAGCACCAAAACGATTGCCAAATAAACCACCACCGAGACCACCACTAAGCAACCACAGAGCAGTACCTGCAATACCAAGTCCAAGACCTGCACCAGCAACACCTTTAGACGCATAGTCTTTGTGAGAACCAACTTCAACAAGTTCCTCACCATTTTCACGATTAATAAGTTTCATTGTTGTAATAATTTAATAATTAATAGATAATTTGTAATTGTGAATATCCACATCACAAATATTGCAAACACTATTAAATGTATCACAACGATAATAAAAAATCCCTTAACTTGCTATAAGTTAAGGGATACTATTAGTAAATGATTACTAATAAGAATTTATATTTATTTTTTATGTATTCTTTGAAGTTTAACACCATCAAAATCTTTAAGACTCCAACTTAATTCATTAAATCCAACTTCTTTCTTTCCTTTAGGAATTATTCCAGCCCTAACATAATTATCAAAAGTTGCTGGACTACAATGCAAAATATGTTCACAAGCATAAGCCTTACTAATACGTTTAACTCCTTTATTTAAAGTAGATAATGTTTAATAAGTTCTTCCATTTGTTCTTCATTCAAATTACTATTTCCTGCATCAATATTTGAAATAGCATTTTGTAATTGATTTCTTACTACATCTAATAAACAGTTTGTCTTTTCCATCAATGAAAGTATTTTTTTGCTGTGAATATATAATATTAACAGTAGTATTATTCCTGCTAATATGTAATATGATAATAATAAATATGAATAAGAGCATTCAGTTATACAATATCTAATAATAAATACTATTGCTATAATAAGTGCATTATAAGTAATAACAAGTTTATGCCATATACAAAAATTAAAAGCATAACTACAAATATACATTAATATTACTCCTGCAACTGATGTACCAATATTAAAATTAAATATATCTATAATAAGATCACTACATCCATAATAAGCAATAGTATTGGTAACAAGGATACCGATAGCTGTAACTACCGGTATCCACTTTGCACATAATAGAAATAATTTATGTTTATTTAACATTATTATTACCTCTTTTTAGAACCACTTTTACCACCTTTTTTAATATCACCAGAATAAGGGCCAGCTGTACCAATACCTTTTAAAGGTTTTCCTTTACCTGCCATAACTTTAATAATTTTAGGTTAAACATCAAATATCGTTATAAATATAATAATTTATATTTAATAAACAAATATTTTATTATTATTTTTTATTACTACTTTTGACTTTAATATACTTAAACCAAGCATAATGTTTTCTTGTATCAATATAATTTAAATTATCATCATTATTATGAGCTTCTTCTTCTAAAGATACATCATGATAAGCATCATTTTGTTTTTTATGAAATAGTCTAATAATTAAATATTCAAATCCATACCATAAATAAAAGAATACAAATAGCATTTCTATTATTTGTTTAGTATGAATTTTTTCATGATTAATAGTTTTATTACTTAAATCATTACCTTTATAAAAAACTATTCCACAAATATTAATTGCTTTATAATTTCCAAATGGAAACCATTTATTCTTTACTAATATCATTTTGTTTGTAGCCAAGATTAAATTTCATAATAATAGGACGTAAAATCCAACTCCAAATTAAAGGAGCGGCAATAGAGCTATTTATTAATTTAATAATATTTTCATAATCATTAAAATAATAAACACAAAACATTATTATAATTGATATTATAGTAATTATTCGTTTAGCCAATATAGAAACAGGTTTTGGCCCATTAAGACTATCAAAAATTTTTATTAACCCATACGTAATAATATTGACTATTAAAATATAAACATAGTCAAAATTATCTATAATGCTATTAATTATATTTTCTTCCATAATTATTTAGCTTCTAAAGCATCTAATCTGGATTTAATAGAAGTAATTTCAGAATTAATAGAAGAAATACTACTATCTTGTTTAGAATTTTTAGATTTTATAGATGCAATTTCAGAATTAATAGTATTTATATTATCTTTATTAGTTTCAAAATAATTTATAAATACTCGTTTAATCCATTTAGGAATATTTAATTGGGAAATAACTTTAATTAAATCTTTCATAATTGTAATTTTTATAAGTTAAACATATTTATTTTAATCTATTGCGCCTCCGTTGCCTCCGCTATTTGAATATAATAAAGAATAAAGAGTTTTACTTGATATTCCATTATATATATTATTTTCTATATTTGCATAATATATTATATCATTAAAAGTAAAAGTCATAGAATAATTGCTATCAGCAGCGTCACCGTTTTGTAATGTTTTAGAAACATTTAATATAGTCAAAGTTTGTTTCATAGAAGAACTATCTTTAACTATTATATTTAATCTATTTGCATTTTTAATAATATCAATAGTTTGTAATAAATTTGTAGTAAATATATCAATAGGAGTAATATTATTCATTGTTTTATCAATACTAATTTCTTTATTTATTATAGTATTACTAACAGAATTAGTAGTAAATGATTTACTTGCAATAGTATATATTAATTCACTAAGATCTCCATTTTCTTCATAATTTATAAAATAAATAGTATTTCCGTTAGCAGTTGAAGTTTTAAAATATATAACATTATTAAATATTATTGCAGGAGTATTAATAATTTGATTATGTAATTCATCAGTAATATTTTCAACTTTTCCTGTAATATCAATAAATAAATTATTTTGTGTTTCAGAAGAAATACCAATATTATTTTTTATATTTTGTTTTTCGTTATCAGTTAAAGATAAATTAGCCTTATATAAACAAGTTTTACCAATATTATAAGTATTCATAGCTTGTACAACACCAGTAGATTTATTTAAAGCATAATAATTTAAAATACCATTACTATTATAGCCAATAAATCTTACAGAATTTATATCAGATAAATCTACTTGTGTATAAATAATATTATTATAACTAATATGAGCAGTAGTAACATTAGAAATAATTTTATTACATTCTAATTTATTATTATTAGTATTACTTGTAATAAATAAAATAGCATTATTATTTATTAAAGTAATATTATCATCAGTAATATTATAAGTTTGAATACATCCTTTATTTTCTATATCAATATTTACACTAATATTTGTACTTACTGTTGTAATATCTCTTGTTAATATTTTGCAATAATAAGATTTATTATTAGTATCTACTATTTTTAATAATATATTAGCACTATTATCATTATTTAATAATTTAGCTTTTAAAGTAGAAATTCCATTAGTAGTGGTACTTAAATCATAATTATTAGTTAATCCGCTTAAAGTAATAATGGATAATTTATTTTCAATAGCATTTAATCTATCATTAAAATTTTTATCTAAATCTACAAAACTATTACCACTCCATCTGTAACTATGATTATTGCTTTCATTTATATAAATTTTTCCATCTTCAGGATCAATAATTTCCCAATCATTTTGAGAAGTATTAGCATTAGTAATTACTATTTTATTATATAAAGGATCAGAAGTAGGACTATTTACAATAAAACTTTTATTAGTATAATTAGCTTGTCCTATATTATTAACTAATTCTGTTTTAGTAACAAAAGAAGTAATATCAATAACACTATCTACATAAAATGGAAGTTGTTCAGCAGGAACTTTTCCACCAATTAAATCAGCTTTTTTTTCTAATGTATCATCAATAATTCCAAGCCATTTTATAATCATTATAAATAAAGCTTTTATGTGTTTATGAACATTAACAAATGTTAATGTTTTTAACATTCTATCTTCATTAATCATAATTTTATAATTTTATTATATTTATTATTTAGTTTGAATAGTAAACATTACAGAAGTACCATCTTCTTGTACTTTACATATATGTAATTCTTTATAATTATATATTATTTGACCATCTCCAAAATTAGGACTTGTATTTTCTGGTAAATATTCATTAATATCCTTAATAGCGCCTTCAATAAAAGTTTTATTTAATTTTATTATTCCATTCTTTAATTTACCGCCATTAAATACTAAAGTACAATCTTCTGGAATATTTATAGTTTTACCATTTAAATCAAAATCATATTTAATAATATATTTAGTACTTTGTTTATCAAAATCTTTTTGAGTAATAATATTTTTATAACTTGTATATATTTCATTTACTACTTCTTCAATATTATATTCATTAGTAAAATAATATTTTTTATTATCAGAAGTACATATATAAATATTATTTAATAAAGGATAAAATTTATTATTTATTTTATTATAATTATTATAATCTATACTATCTCCATATTCGTCAATAGAAGATTTCCAATTTACATAATATACAGTTTTTTGTACATTATCTATTGTTTTATAAGATCTTGCACAAAATCTATGATTATATACATCATATACTATAATATCATCATTAGCTAAAGTAAGTATATCATTATCAATATACAATACAGAATTATCTTGACAACCATCAATGTTAATAAAATCATTAAAAATATATGTTCCATTAGCTTCCGCTATGTTTTCCTTTACGGGGGAAAATCTACGACGTATAACTTTAATTCCTTCACTAATAAAATTAATAGGATTAACATTTCTATCTTTAAATTGTAATACAGAAGTATTATAATTAAAAGTGGATTTTTGAATAGTTAAATCTTCTTCATCAGGATAATTAATAATAACTCCTTTCTTATTTTCAAATAATTGTTTAAGAGAATCACTTAACATATTAATAGTTATAGAAGAATCAGGAATATGAACTTTAATTCCTTTTTCAAATATATCGCTATCGTATAAAAGTTTATCCCAATGTTTATTTAATAACCAAGCTGTATTACTATTTGCTACATTGTCATCTCTATTAAATCTTTCAGTAATTAATTTATTATTAATATTATCATAATATGTTATTGTTAATCCACAACGTCTTAATTCTTTAGGAACTTTATTTCTTGTAATAGTATTATTATTTTCAAATTCAATATAAATATGATTATAAATTTTTAATATTTTATCTAAAGAATTTTTACTATTCTCATCAATAACATTTTGAATATAAGTTAAAGGAGTAATTTCTTCATAATTACTATTAGTTTTAGAATATAACTGTTTTCCAGACATAATTAAAATAATATTATAGTTTTTAAAGCTATTTTAAGCTAATACAAAATTAAAATTTATTGAATAATATAAATATATTAAATTATGATTTTTTAATTTATATTAGCTTAAAATAGCTATTTATTTTTATTATATTGCATTAGGAACCGCCCACACAAAATATCCATCTTCATTACTATTTTGAAAATATCTTATAAAAATAGCACCAATTTTAGTACAATCATTAGTAGCCGTTAGCATATTTATATTAGTGCCCTCAAAATACATTCCTCCAAAATTTTTTCTATTAACAATAATAATAGCTAAAGGATCTCCCCAACTATTAATATTATTGTTTAACTTAAATTTAGGACTTGCATTTCCTACAACTATATCATCATATATATAATAGTGTCCTCCATTAATAGTGCTTCCAGGAGTAAGAGTTCCTAAATTTATATTTTTTCTTCCTAAACTAACGCTAATAGAAGAACCACTCATAAGTAATCCACTTCCAACACCGGGTCTAACAATTCCTGCACTATTAGAAGTTGCAGCATTAGGATATAAATTTCCATTTTTATCAATAGTCATTTGTCCATTTGCAGGTATTTTAATACCTCCTAAAGTAGTTGCAGAAGCAATAGGTAACGTATAGTCAGAACCACCAGAACCTATATTAGATAAATCTAATTCAAATGATTGCCAACTACCATCTCTAATAGTATTATTTAATTCTGTATAAGTTAGTGTAGCTACATTATTAAAATCAGTTTGTTTAGAATAAATTCTTAATATAGGAGAGCTAATAGTTAAATTACTCGTAAATGATAATACATTTACAATAGGATTTGAGTTATTAATAGTAGTTCCAAATACAAAATTTATAGTAGTTGAAGAATGAACAATTCTAAAATCGTTATATCCACTATTTTGTATAAATTTATTTATTAATTGAATTAAAGTATCAGAAGAAGAATATCTTTGATTAGTTTCAAATTGATCACCTGAAGTAGGTTTTAAAACTAATCCAGACATAACAGTATTTAATACATCTACAGTATTTATAATATTATATTTTTCATTTACAACAATTTGAACACTTGTTGTAAGTTTATTCATTGTAAATTTTATATAAGTGTTATCTAAAGGATTAATATAATTACATAATAATTGAGTATTAGAGTTTACAATACAATTAATAGTATATCTATAATATTTTATACCGCTATTTTTAGAAGCAAATACTGTGTTATAAATACAAAAATCCTTTCTCTTTTGAATATCACTTATTAATTCATCAAATTGTTGCATACTAAATTGAGCAGCGGATAAATTATCACTTTGGCCTTTAGTAGGATTATATAAAATATTAGAATCTATATAATAAAATTTAGTATATTTATTTTTTACAGCAAGAATTTCTAAACTTACTCTATCGCCATCTTTATATAAACTTGCATAAATTCTTTTATTTACATCATATATATCATATTGTATAAAAATTTCTTTTGAACTATAATTAAAAGCAATATCACAATTAATATCAAAAGTTTGTTCTGCTCCATCATTATATTCATTAATATATATCTTCACATTTTTACCAGAATTAAGAGATTCTAATATACTATCAAATTCAGTTATATCAATATTTGTATTTTTTACAGAGTTAATATCACTATCTTCATTTACAGAAGTTAAATCAGTTCCTGTAAGTTTGATTATAATTATATTATCTAATTTGACTTTGTCAGAAGATGACATTAGCCCAGCTTTAGAAGAACTTGATTGCGGTAAAGCAATATATTGTTCAGAAGTAACAATAGCACCTTCAGAATTAATACAACGAGTTACTTTAAGTTCTCCATTACTATTACTACTACTTTCTACATTTGCGACAACTCCATTATTAGTATAAGATTGAAGTTTATCAATATCTTTTTCAGCTTGTAAACCTCTATTACCTTCAAAAGCTGTTCCAGATGTAATACCAATAGTTAATCCAGATCCTACTTCAGTTAAATTTATTACATTAGTAATAGAACAAGAAACATTATTATTATTATCATTAGTAGTTAAAGTTGCTTTAACTTGTTTTAATAAATCTGGAATAACATAAGTAATAATTAAAGTTTTAGCATTAACAACTACTTCACAAGGAACATTAATATGAGCTTCAGCTCCATCTTCATAAGAAGATAAATATAATTGTACTTTTTTACCATATAAAATAGCATCTCTAAAAGCATTAAAATTAGATTTTCCCCAAGCAGTTAATGTAAACGCTTCTCCTTGAGAAGCACTAAAGAAATTTTCATCATTTATAATATATTCATTATATATACTATCTAATTTAGTCTTATCATCACTTGACATTAGACCAGCTCTTGCTTGATCAGCTTCTGGAAGTTGATAGTCTTTATATTTATTAGCCGTATAACTACCATCGTTATTAGTTCTTTCTGAATAAGTAGTACGAATTATAACATCATCGTTAGGACCTTGAGCAATTACAGATACATCAGTAATTAGTTTATTAGGAACACTTTTTAATATATTTTCATTATTCAAACCACGAGCTCCATCAAATGCGGTACCAGTTGTAGTACCAATTACTATTCCACCATTAACAATTTCTACTAAAGTAGTACCACTCCAACGATACATAATTGCTCCATTAATATCATCAGGAACTACATATATAACATCTGAAATAGGATCAGAAGTAATACCAGATGTAGCAGAAGAAGCAGTAAATATTTTTTTAGTAGAAGTAACATAATATTTATATCCAGCAGTCATTCCAGAAGTAGGAGTAGACTCTACTATTCCTCCAAGTAAATCTATTACATCGTCTACATAAGAAGGTAAAAATCGAGAAGGAATCAAAGTTTTATCATCTAATAAAACTACACCACCTGAACTATTAGCATTATATAAATACGTTAATATATCACTATTAGTTAATCTACTAATATGTAATTCATTATTTTCAATAATACCAGATATAATAGTATCATAAACAAAATCATTACTTTCTTGTAGATAAATTAATATTCTTAAAGTAGAACCTACTTTATTAATATATCCAATATGTTCATTAATTACAGTACTACTTTCATTAAATATAAATCTAACTAAAGTATTATATTTAAAAGAATTTACATATTTATTATAATCATCTATATCGGCTATACTATAAATATTTGTAGAAATATAATTAAATTCAAAAGTAGGAATATCGTCATATTTTCTTGCATAAGTAATCCAATTAGGATTACTCATTTCAGTTTCAGTATCTATATTAAAATTAATTTTACATTTATATAATTTTCCATTATTTATAATTAATGTTTCGCCGTAACAATTATCTAAATTTAAATAATTACTATTTGTATTAACAAACGCTGTAAAAACTAAATTATATAATAATTTATTATTAGAAGAATCAAAAAATTTACCTATAAATGTAAATAAAGCGTTATTATTAATATTATTATTTTCTATATAAGAATTTAATTCATCTTTATTTATAATATCTAATGTATCCCCATTAACACTAAATTCAATAGTAAATAATTGTTTAGCTTGTAAACTATTAATAATTAATTGTTTTAATTCAGGATATTTATTTATATTATTAAATATATAATCTACTCTATTTAAAATAGCTACATTAATTTTATTTAATAAAATTTCAAAATCGTCTATATTATTAAATATATAATCTACTCGATTATTTATATTAGTATTAATTAAATTTTTAAATTCGCTATAATCATTAATATTATTAAATACATTATTAATATTTTCTTTTATTAAAATTTTAAATATATTATACAAATTAGCATAATCTTCAATATTATTAAATATATTTTCAGTAACTTCAGTAATTTGTTGGATTAATACATTTTTTAAATCTGGAAATTTATCAATATTGCTAAATATATATTCAATAGCTTTATAAATTTCATCTACTAAAATATCAAAATTATAACCTTCCCAATTATCTTCATTTTGAAAATTAATATCTGAAGTATCATGAAGTTTATATCTACGAGTCCAGGATAAATTATTTTCATCAAAATATGTAATTATAAGACCTTTTTTTCTAACTATATTATCTATTGCCGCAACAGTAGTAGCAAAACTACCTTTATATTCAACAAAAATAGAATTATACATTGCTAACAAAGTATCTAATCTATTTCCATTTGCGGCATTATATATAGCTTGAATAAAAGTAACAGGAAATATCTCATTCCATTTTTTATTATCTTTACAATATTTTCTTAATTGCTGTATATAAACAGCATCTTTATTATTATCCATATATTATTTACCTAATAAATTAAATAAATATTCTTTAGTAACATAAGTTTCTTTTATATTTCTTCCATCTTCATCACAAATAGCTCTATCTGCTACTATATTAGGAAGTCTCGCATAATCAGTAGATATAGGTTCAGAATCAATAGCATCTTTTATATATTCATGATAAGTTTTAGTACTATCAAAAGCATTTATAGAATCTATTATATAAGAAGTATCTTCTTCAATTACGTATATTTCAGCACCAACTAATATTTCTCCAAATTCAAGAGCCTTTAATTCATCAATAGTATTTACTACTATTCTACCTGTTGCAACTTTAGAATTTATATTACTTATTAATTGTAAAACTTCAGCTTTAAACCCTTCATAATCTTCTTTAACATCTCCATTTAAATCTGCAACAGGTTGCCAATATTCTTCATTAGTTAATTCTATACCAGCAGGAACTTTCTTTCGAGATATATAACTTGCTAATTTACCATTATGAACCAAACACAAATCATCATAAGACTTACTTGCATCATGTTTACCATTGCAAGTAAGTCTTACTTTACCTAATTGTTTAATAATTAAATCTATTGTTTTCATAATTCTCTTTACCTTATCCCCCGTAAAGGAAGAGCAACGGCAATCTATTTATTATTATAATCATCTTCTCCTAAAGCATAAACTTCATCATAATTATTACTACTTGTATTAGCTTGTAATAATTGTCCTGTTTCTTCATCAACTTCAAATTTAGGAGTTTCTCCTCCACAACTAATAATAGCTTTTAATATTCCATCTTCACTAATAGGCAATGTTATATTTCCTATAATAGTTTCTTTTCCAGTGCCATTATATATTAATTTTATTTGAGCATCTATATATTTTATTATAGTATCAGCTTCTTTAGTTTTATTAATTTGATATGCAGCACAAGCTGTTTGAAACATATTCCAACAAGTAATAATATTTTTATTATTTCCTTTACAATTAGCGGTACAATCATTTAACATCTCTATACCTACATCAGCAAGCATAACTAATAATTTATGATATGTACAAACATACTTTGCAGGAATAACCATATATACAAAATCAGGATTAGTTTCAACAAGTTCTTCAGAATTAGTAAAAACTTGTGAGAAATTAGTTTCCGGCATACATTAAATTATGATAAATATTAATAATATTTTGTTGTTGTTCAGTTGTTAATATTTTATTTATAGATATTGCGTTTCTAACTATATTTAAACAGTTAATAACACAATTAGATTTTTCAGTAGGAATATAACCAATGTTTAATTGATTAATATTATTAATACATAAGTCAGTTAAATTAGTAATAATTTCCTCACTTAATTTGTCTGTATTATTAATTATATTCATTTGAATACTTTATTGTTTATATAAATAATATAATTTTCAAAAGAAATAGATAATTTACTAACATAACTAAATATTTTTGTTTCTTTATCTAATTTACTATTATAAACTAATTTTATAGTATTATCTATTAAATCATTTTTCCATTGTTCTTTTAATATAGTAGCTACATTAATTCCATTGATAGTATACATAGATAATGTATTATAAGTATTATAAAATTCAGCGTTTATAATTGTTTTAATATTATCTACTATATTATCTTTATTATCATTTATATTATTTTTAGCAATAACATTTACTATATATTCAGTAATGTGCATTCTTGCACTTTCAAAAGAATTTTTAATAGCGTTTTTACATTTATCTTTATCTTTATCTATAATATTATTTATTACATTATCTAAAAAATTACTTATTTTAGAAATTGCTTCTAATAATTCATTAGTTATTTTAATAGCATTTTTTTCTTTTTTAGTATCAATAATTTTAATAACTATAAGATAAATAGCTACTACTATTGCTGGAGCAATACCTTGCGAAATAGCTGTTTCAAATAAATCCATATAATGTTAAATAAAAAAAGAGAAGTTGCTAATATTATTAATTAAATAATATCAACAGCTTCTCTTCGATTAATATTTATTAATATTTAAAATTAATACGAAAGCGTCTACATTATGCAACAGATTTAATACCAGCAAGAATAGTATCCATAGTAGCTATTTGAGCTGCCCCAGTAGGAATAGCAATTTGTACAATCTGATGAACTAATTCATCACGAGTTTTAACATCGCGAGGAACAGCAAATCGTAAAGTATAAACTGTATAGCCTGCATTCGTAGTATTTGTTCCAGCATTAGGATTAAGAGGATAATTAGGATATAAATAATGAACATCGTCCATATAAGTATATTCAAATCCTGCGTCTGCAGCTGCCATATTAGCTATCTTTTTAATAGCCTCTGCGTCAGCAATTCCAATCTCGCCACGAGTTGTATAAGTTACAGTGGTTCCACTTAAAGCATCTGCCATAGTAATTTCATAATCTACAGCAGGTTTTGTAGCTGTAACAGTTACAGTTGCTTTAGATACAGCAGCAGTTAAGCCTAAAGTAGCAGTATTATTATTAACATAATTTGCTATTTTAGCAGCAACTTGTTCAGCAGTTTCAGTATCTTTAAATACATGAATAGAATCAGTCCAATTACTACGTTCATTAAATTGAATACCTTTCTTTGTAAAAATAACAGTATGATCACACATTATAACAGGCTCAGGAACAGTAAATTTTGCAGTAAAAGTTTTAGCAGCCGAATAAGTAGATTTACTATAACTAAAATCTTTATTATAAAAAGGAATAATTATAGGGCCTCCATCTTTACTTGCTCTACCCATAACTATTTGTCCATAACCTGTAATTAATTTGCCAGTAGCATCAACAGTAGGAACACCGTTATTCATATAATAAAATCCAAGTGCTCCAGCCGGTGCTTTATCTATTGCAGTAGATGCAGCAATAGCTGCAACATTACCAGCAAGAAGAAAATTTCTCATATTTATTTATATAATTAATTAGAAGTACTAACAACACTTCTTAAATATAACTCCGCCGCAGCTTTTACAATATCAATATGTGTATATTCAGGTAAATCACAATTGATATTCGAAGAAGAAGTGTCATTTATATAAGTTATAATATTAGGTTTCTTAATAATATTTAATACAACCTTTGAAGGCTTTTTATGAGTATTAATATCTTTAGAGTTATCTTCAGTATATATATCTATTATAATAATATTAGTTTTAGAATCAGAATTATCTGTAAATACTATAATAGGATAATCAAATGTAGCTCTATTACAAAAATCATGTAATGTAGAATATAAATAATCATTATCTACTATTCTTGCAGAAAATCCACCAAATATGTCATTATAATATATATAAGAACTCGTAAATAGAAAAACATTATTATTATTTATTTCAGCAGTAAATTTATTTTCTTCTTTATTAATAGTAATATTGGATATTTCTAACTTATCAATTAATGTGCGTAAAACATTTATTTGACCTATTTTAGCATTATCAATATAAATTTTATTATTACCACTCATCTTAACATTATCAGCAATGACTTTTTTAATATAATCATTTACTGCAATGTTAAGACAAATGTCAATATCTTCGGATAGAATTGCCCGTACTGTTTGCATTCCCATTTGTTGAGCCAATTCTCTAAACATTACGTGCATTTCTACTACTGTCATAAACTATACGTTTTTTAATTTATTTTTATAGGCATTAACTACATCAGCATTTGCAGGATTTTTAAACCAAGCAACAGCTTCTTTAACATTAGCACCTATAAATTCTCCTTCTGGAGTAATAATATTTTGATTATACTGACTTCTTACAAATTCACCACGCTCAATCAAAATTTCAATAATAGCTTTAATCTTAATATCAGCATCATTAAACATTTTATTAAATTTAATAGGCTCGTCCGAAGAGAATTTATCTAATTCATTCTCTTTTATCATACGATCTTCAAGAGAAGATAATATAACAGGTTTACCTACATTAACACAGTATTGAGCATAAATAGCATCAAATAATTCATCATCAGCAATCATACTAACAAAATTAGCTTTTGCTTTATTATTCTCCAAACGAAGTTTACGTTGCAAATCAGCTTCTTTTTGATCGTCTTTAAAATAAAAACGAATACTCGGATCACTATTAATTAAAGCTGTATCTTTAGCAATATCTTTATATAAAAGACAATGACGATACATTAAATAATCTTCAATATTAACAGGACGACCAAATTGATATTTAGAACTCTCAAGATCATTAATTGCGACTATTTTAGCGGCAAGAGCTTTCTTAAGTTCTCCAAGATTAGATTTATTAGCTTGACGATATTTCTCTTCAATTAGTTTTTCTTTATCTTGAATAGCTCTAAAATCTATGTATCTATCATAACGAAAACTAATATCAAATTTTTTGCCAAGTTCATTAACTGAAATTTGAATATTATTTAAATACTGTTTAACACGAGTAATAAAATTTTCGTTATTAGGAGAAAGACCTATTAAATCAGGAAAATAGGCTTCAACTTCACCCTTATTAGAAGATAATGTACGAGAACTTGTAACTGAACTTCCAATAAAATCTCTACGTTTAGTTAAAGATTTATCATTAGCTCGTCTAAATAAAGAATAATTTTTAACTAATGCAATAGTAACACTACGTTTATCTATATATTCTCTATTTCTTACATTAATATCTTTTTCTTCAACACTACCAGGAATAGGTTCAGGCTTTTCATCCACACTTTCCTTTACGGGGAAACCGCCAAAAGCAGTAACTTTATTATCAGAGCTTCCTTTAGATCTATCAGATAATCCAAAGTTTAATTTAGCACTGTTATTACTTGTATTATTTTCCATAATTAAATATTCATTAATTTAAATTAGAGTACACACTTTAACAAGAACATCTTCGAAGAGTTATTTACTTGAAGACCTTGAGAGTGCTTAACCTCATAACGGCTCATATCAATTTCAGTCGAAATATAATTGGTTTCAGGTACACCCCAAGATGCAGGAATATCAGTAAGACCTTTAAATACTTTAGCCTTATGAATTTGACCCTTTTGACGAACAACTCGAACATTCTGAGTTCCATCATAAATAGAGAAATCAATAAAGCAAGCTTGATGCGAAGTAATAGGATAACCTGTACGAGGATGAATTTCACCATTCTTTTTAGCAGCTTCAGCAATAGTACTCTTGTCAAAGAAAGCACAATGCTTAACTGTAATAGTATGACCATCAACAGTTTTATAACGACGGAAATATTTACCATACGTTAAACCTGCGTCAGAACCATCAATCATCTTATCACCAAGAGGAGTAACAAAACCATTCTCTTTAGCATCTAAGCGCATAGCTTCATCAAAATCTTCAATGAAGCCTTTACCACCCATAAGAACAATGTTCATTTCACCTGTATCAGTATCACGATCAAGAACATCGCCAATAGTACGCTTAATTTTGCTTAAAGTAAGATATTCGCCATAAGTATCATAGTTAGACTCACGACAAATCTCTAACATACCAGCAGTAGTAGGAATAGGCTTACCATTATCGTCATCCTTAAGAGTTATTTCTCCATTAGGCAAACGGTTATATTCTGCCATCCAAAGACGCTCTTCATTATAAACACGACGCTCAATATTAAATTGACGCATCTCTTCACTAATCCATAATTTAGAAGCCTTACCAGCACCATCCTTAAATTCATATTCAGTAACTACATTGCTAATATTACCAGCAACTTCTTTAGATTTACGATAAAACTCAAGTTGAGAAGTCATACGACCAGGCCCCATAACATTGCTACGGTTTCCTTTAGAATATGACTCAGAAATAAGAGGAGCACCCATTGACCAATATTTACCTTTAGCAAGTAAAGCGGGATCAATAAACGCATCAGGGTTAGGCGACATAAGTTTAATTATATAACCATATCCGTAAGCGCTCTCACCTAAATCTCGTTGAATACGAACTTGAGTTTTTCCATCAGGACCAATAAGAGTATGTTGCTCAATAAACCAATGAGTAGAAGTATGAATTTCTACAGGAGCACCGCCAAGACCAGGTTTATCACCACCAGAAAAATGAGTAATAAAATCATCAAATTTCATACGACCCATAGTCTTCCAAGTCCATTGAACAGTTTCAATATCTACTGTACCAACACTGCCTTGACCCTCAGTCATAAACAGAAGCGGAAAACGATCATCGTCCATACCATAATTATAGGTAAGGAAAGAATTTATTTCGACAGGTTTTTGTAATTGAAGATTAGCAATACTCTCTTCATTAGAGTATCCGCGATCATCATAATTACCTCTCGAAAGAACTCGCATTGAATACATAATACAAATAATAATTAATTGTTAATAACCAAAATCAATTTTTCCTTTATTTTTATCGGAATTAGGTTTAGTTATTTTAATTCCAGTAGTGTTTCTTGTTTTAGCTATAAGTTTAAGTTTTTTAACTTCTTTATCATTAATAGCCATATCTACAAGGTTAGAATAACTTCCACCAACAAATTTTAAATAAGCACGAAGAATACTATCATTGCGTCTTGCTTCAGGAGTTTCATTTTCTAAATCATATTGATAACGAGATTTACCATTTTTATCTATTTGGTAAATATACTTAAAGAAATCATCAGGAGTAACAGAAATTTTCTTTCCATCTTTATTAATAATAATAGTATCTGGAATTTTATATCCAGCAATATTACGACTATCAATTACTTCTTTAACTCCTTTCCAATATTTTTCTTCTTGTTCAATAGCGTCACGTTCAGCTTGTTCAGCTTGTTCAGCAATAGCTTTACGTTTTTCTTCATCTTTTTCTTTAAGAGCTTCAAGTTCTTCTTTAGCAACATCAGCAAGAGTTCCAGTTGATTTAAGATAATTAATATAACTATCTACATCTCCCTTACGATTTTGCTCACTCCAGGACATTTTAATTATTTCTTCTTGTTGTGCTTCATCATCATCTTTTAAAACTATATTACTTCTATCTTTAATTTCTAAAAATCCATCTAACGAATTTCCATTTGCTATATAATACGGAACTAAATCTCTAAGAATAGGAACTTTATCATAAAGAGTATTAATAGCATTTTCAGCAATTTCTTCTTCTCTACTATCAATTACCGCATCTATATAAGATTTAATACCATTAGGTGTATTTTCAAATTCAATAGGTTTATCATTTTCATCTACAACTTCTACATCAAAAAGTTTACGAATACTATCTATTGAAATTTCATTTTCTGAATTATCATCATTTACTGTAAAAGAGTCAATAAAATCTTTTACATCTTTAGCTTCTTTAAAAATATTTCCATTTTCATCAACAATGTTACCGTTATCGTCTATTGTATATTTTTTATCATCAATATCTAAAACAGTACCAGGTTCAATAACAAATTCAAATTTAGATTTATCATCATTATCATTGTCATTATTATCATTGTTATTATTATCAATATTATTATTTACATCATTATTACCATTATTTTTATTTTTATCTAAATCAGTAGTAGAATCATTATCATTAGGAGAACTTAAACCGTTACTTTTAGATAAATCAACAGCATCGCCGTTATTATCTTTTGTTACATCTGCATTATCAGCATTATTTGTAACACCATAACCAAAATCATTCATATAATTAGTTTTAAGTGAATTATTATAACCGATTATAAGCAATAAATTTGTTATATCCAATAATTAGATGAAAATAATTAAAAATATTATTCGCTCCAGCATATAAAAAATTATAAAGCTATTTTAAGTGGCTTTTATCATTTCCCCCGTAAAGGAGAGATTTCGCGTTCGAATATTCTACATCATATTCTCATTTAACGCCAAATTTAAGCTTAAAATAGCTTATATTTATACAAAAATAGTCCGACAATATATGCCGGACTATCAAATATATCTATAAACACTATTTATTTTTTAGTTTTAGGATTATCATATTTATTTTTATTTTCTTTAGCAATAGCTAACTTAGTTTCAATATCTTTAAGTTTAACAGCTCTATCTGCCGCTTTACTTTGAAAATCTAAAATATTCTTTTCTCTCGCTATTTGATTTTTATCTCTTTCAACATTAGCTCTTGCTTGTTCAAGACGCTCCATACCAGCTTGTTTATCTTGATTAGAAACTCCATTATCGAAACTAATCATATTAGCATCAGCTTTAATAAGTTCGATTTGCTGATCAAGATATTTTTCAAGTTCAACAGTTTTACGATCTTCTTCTCCTTTTGCAGCAATTTTTTGAATTTCAAATTCAGCTTCCATTTGTTTAGTTTGTTGTTCTAATTGTTGCATAGACTGTTCGTGTTGTTGTTGTAATTCTTGAAATTTCATTATTAACTTTTTAATACTTGCAACATTATCTCCAGCAATAGCAGCAATAGCCATATCCATATTTCCATTTTGAGCAGCACTAAAAGCAAATTGTTTTATTTGATCTAACTTTTCTTTCTCTTGTACACTATTTTTTGCTTTAATAATATAATCTGCATAAATATGAGAATCAACGTCTAAACTAATATATTTAAGATTTTTATCTTTATCTCTATAAGATGTATCTAATCCATCAATCCAAGCAAGTTTACTAAAATCTAAATCACGAGCATAATCTCTTTCTCGCATACAATCAAATATAAATTCTATTATAACAGAACCCATAGATCCTCTCATAATAGCTTCTTCAGTTATTCCTTTACCAGCACTATTAGCTATTTGACCATATCTTTGAGGAGTCATATCAACTTGATCTTTAGCGGCATTATCTATTTCAATCATCAATTGAGTAAGTTGATTAATATAAGCACTAATATCAGCAGTCACCATACGTATTTGTTGTGACTTTAGCATATTAGTATCTTCTTCATCGTCAATATATAAAACTCCATCAGCAGCCATTCTATAAATAGTTTCATCAGGATTTTCTCCTAATAAAGATTTAGCTATAACAAGAACAGCAAGTTTATTCTTTGCTAAAGCCATTTCTCTATGATATGCAACTATATTTTTAAATACTTGATAAGGACTAACAATCTCTACAATAGAAAACTTACCAAATCCAGGAAGTAATTCACATAAACCATTATAAGGAAGTTTTCCTTTACGATTATATGCAATAGCTCGAGCTTTATAAGGATAAATTGCAGTATTACGAGTACCTATACGAACAGACTCATATACTTGAGGTTCATAAAAATATTCAATAGAAATATCTCCTATTTCTGGATTAATTGTATAATTATCATCAACGACTCGTTGAGCTATGATACCATTATCTATATATGTTAAAACGCCTCTTCTAATTTCTCCTCTCCATACAACATGCCAAACATCATATAAATTAGAATTAGTATCTCTAACTAAATATGGAGATTTGTTATAGAGACTACGTTCTGTTTCAGTAAATTTATTACATATATCAGGATAATAAGAATAATAGTCCGCATAAGTAATATATGATGCGTCAGTAGAACTATGTTGAGCATAATATGTTTCTAAAAACTTTTTATCTTTATCATCTAAATATTCATCAAAAGTATCTATTATTTGTTGATATGTCATTTTCATACGTTCAGCAAACATATCATAATCTTCAACAAACATATTATTATTAGGAACAGGAAACGCATCTATTGGAGAAATAATTTTTTTTACAAGTTTATTTCCTATTATATCAGTATATGTATAACATTCTCCAAATGATACAAAATCAAAATAGGCTTTAGCATAAATTAATGTAGACTCAGTAATATCATCTATAACATTTAATAATTCTTGTCCTTGAACAGATATATCATCAATATAATTATTTTTAAAATCCTCAGTAAATTTTTCAATATCTATACTTTCTTGAGGGTTAAATTGTTTAGGATCATTACCTTCATTAATATATTGTTGATAACTTTGAGTAATTCTTGCCGCTAATTGAGCTTCTAAAATAGAAAGAATTTCTTTTCTTACAGCTGCATCCTTAGCCATTACAACATCTGGATTATTAGCACCTACAATAAAATCATGAGGATTTTTAATATATTCAGAAACATATCTTCGAATTATTCCTTTCATAATATCATAATTGCGAAGAGTTGCTGGAAATCGAGTATATTTTTCTTTATTAGCATTATATGGATTAAGTATTTTTCTATAAAATTCATCAGGAACTTCTCCATTCAATATAAGATATTTTTTTTCTAAATTATCTTTATCTGCACAAGATTGTCCCATAGCTATTACATAGTCACAACATTGAGCATACCATTCAGGTTTTTCCTTTTCAGCATTAGAAACTCGTTGAGAAGGAAAATTATTAGCATAAAAATAATCAATTACTGCCATATTATTAATTATATAAATTTTATATTAATACCATTCTCTACTAAAGAATGATTTATTATCATCATCTGTTTCTGTTGTTATTTTCTTTCTATGAGCCATTTCATCTTTAGCAGCTATATCCATAGCTTTATATTCTATTCCTCTAATAATCATTTCAGACACTCTATCAAAGTTTCCAAGTGCGCTCCATTTCTTTAATTCAAGTATTGTTTGATAATCATATATTCTATGAAAATTTCTAATAGGATTGCCATTTTCATCTTTACCTATTTCATCATATAAAAATTCTTTAAGTAATCGTAAAGCGTCTAATTTTCGTTGATTGCCACCTCCAATGTTATATCCATAAGTAGTAGAAATTTTTCCTTTAATAGTATTATCCCAAACAAACAAAGGTTCTTTAGCTAAATATTTTGTAGCTCTCCAATCTCTAAAGTTTTTAACTGTTTCTCCTCGGTTTACCTCGACACAAGTAGTTCCAATACAATTATAATAAACAGCTAAATAATAACAAATTCTATCAGCTTCTTCAAGAGAATCTGGACGGCCATAATAAGATGCAACAAGTTTTTGTTTAAATCCATTTTTAATACAAGGATTCATCCAAACTTTAATACTATTATGAGAATGCTTATTAGTAATTTCTTTCCTATCTTTATCTATACCTACAGGGTCATAAGAAATACTATATCGTCCTGCAGGAATTTCTTTTCGTAAACCGTATTCAGTATAGTTTTCATCATATTCTGGAGGAAACCATCGTCTAATACATCCATGAGGATCTTCATTAGCTCTACGAGGAACTCCAATAATATAATCATAAACTTTTTTGCCTTCTTTACTTAATCGTTCATTACTTTTAAATTGTATTCTACCAGTATCGTCTAATTCAAGCATTCCATCAACATAAAAATCAAAATCTTTATCAGTTCTAAGTCTTTCTTCCCAAGCAGTTAATTCTTCAGAAGTAAAGATATTTTCAGCTGCGCTACTAAAACTTTCAGCAGGATAATTAGCGTACTGTCCTAAATAATTAATATATTCTGCATAAGTTTTAGAATCATTTTTCTTTTTTATTCGTTCTTTTTTAGCAATAGCAAGCCCTATACTTAAATTACTATTACCATCCTTATCTACTCCATAAATACCAGATATTTCACCTTGTAGCCCCCAACAATAAGGTTTAAAGAATCCACAAATTTCATTTCTACTATCTCTGTCCCAAACATTCTCAAAAGGCATAAAATTATAAGCACGAGGATTATAAAAATTCTCTTCAAAGACTTGCATATTTCCAGAAGTAGCAGTACCCCAAGCCATAAGAATACCAGTAGTATATGCACCAGTTCGCATAGCTGGTTCAGTAACATTCATAAATTCATCAAAGTTGTCCATTGTAGATAACTCTTCAACTTTGATACAGACAGCATCTTTACCAATAGCACAATCAGGATTATTTAAAGCGCTAACAGAAATCAAAGAACTTTTCCAAGAATCATCAGCCTCTATACCACTTGGTAATTTATATCCAAGACGAAAATCTTGTTTAACAGGAGAATATATACCTCTAACAAAAGGAGTTTTTTCTTCATAAAATTTAAGATCATTAACAGAAAAATCTGTTAAACCTCCTGTTTGAATAAGATATTTATTATCAATAGCTACATGAATAGCAACTTTTCTTGATTGAGCGTTTACTCTATTAGCACTATCAGCAGCCATCATATATGAAAATCCACCACGACGAGTTTTATCAATAATTAAATGAAATCCATTATTTTCTGCAAACTCCATACAGTGAAACATCCAAAATTGGCTATCAATAAATTTAGGAAAATCATAAACTTTTTTAGCAGTATTAGTATTACCTCGTTTAATAGTACTTTCGTCAAGTTGCTCCATTCGAGTATAATTAAGAAAATTATAATGAGAACCTGTTATTCTAACTTCTTTAATAGTACCATCTGGACATAATAAACAAGGAGCACTAAAACCTTTAGTTCGTCTATATTCTTCTCTTTTTCTAAATTGTCTATGAGGAATACTATCTACTTTATATTCACAATATCGTTTATATCTTCTATAATAATTTCCAACTTCGTAAAATAGCTCAGTATTAACAAATTTATATCTTAAATCAATATTCATTAAAAATCCACCACTATCACCTATAAGAAACAAATTATCAGGATCGACATATCCAGCTTCAGTAGCAGTTTTATATTTAGATTTATCCTCTTCTATAAACTTAAGAAATGGATAATCTTTAGCATCTAAATTATCTACCATACTATTTTATAATTAATATTAGTGCTGCAACAGCAATAACTCCACAACTTGTTCCAATAAGTATTTTATTTCTTTTTTTATATTGTTCAATCTGTTTATTTAAATTATTATTAATAGTATTATAAGACACAATTCTATTTTGCATATCTCCAACAATAACAGAATATTCTTTTAATTCAAGTTTTTGCAATTTAATAATATCTTCTTGTTCTTGCATAACTTTCATAAAAGAATTTCGTTCTATAAGCTTAATATTAGCTTGTTTTATAAGTTTAATTGGAACAATACAAGTACTATCAGGAGCTAATTGGATTTCCCCCGTAAAAGAAAGTTCACTAACTTTATTCTGACACCAGCTTTTGAAACAACATAACAGTAGTGCTATCGTCAGCGTTAATAGCAAAATCAATTTCTTCTTTAGCATTTTCTTTAATATTATAAATTATACTATCTTTTTTAATTATATTATATTTAAGACTGTCTATCACTATTCTATTATATACAGTATCAGGCTTATTAATTATGTATTTATCATTATTTATTTCTTTTTGTTTAACTACATATCCTATTATAAAAAATATAATAGCTATTATAATAACAGCTATTATATTCAACATAGTATTATTTTTTTCCATATTTAATTAAACGATTAAATAATTCATCATCATATTTTCCAGTTTCTTTTAAACCAACAGCTTGTTGTGCAAATTTAATAGCTTTAACAAGACCCATATTAATAGCAGTATCAAATATTAAAAAAGATATATCAAAAGAAGGAATTAAATCTAATTTAAAAGGGTCCCAAAAATTATCTTTATAAAAAGAATGAACAAGCGCCATTAATTTTTTATCAGAAAAACATTTATCATTAAATTGTTTTTTATCTTTAGGAAGATTAAATTCTTTCTTATAATTATTAATAATTTCCCAACCTTTCCAAATTTTATGATAACGTCTTGCTATTCCTGCAAATGTTTCTCCTCCTGCATCATCAGGATCAAAAACATATCCACCCTCATTTTTAAGGGCTTTTTCTATTGCTTTTTTATAATCAGCCATCTTTACAAATTTTATTAAAATAATTAACAGCTTTATTAACTACTTTACAATAATTATCTGTATTTTTAGAATAAGTATATATTTTGATTGTTCTAAATTTATTAAAGAAAATCATATAAGGAAACTTAATTTGAATACAAAATTCTATAATAGTATCACTAATAGGAGGATCATAATATTTTACTTTAAATCTTTTAGATATAAGACGAATAGTCTTATATCCATTATCTTTAATGTTTATTATTCTAATTTTACTCATATTATTCATTGAGAGTTCTATTAATCCAACCTCTTAAAAATTTAATATTATTTCCATTACCAGCTAATCTATTATATTCTTTAATTTTAGCAAGTTTATAATTAGCTATAAATAAATCTTGTCCAAGACTATCTCTAATATAATTTAAACTATCTTTATATAAAGATAATTCATATTCTAATCTAATTATTTTAGCTATATTTTCTTGTTCATTTATAGTATCTTTAACTGGAACATATACTATTTTTTCAACAGGAATAGTATTATTACAAGACGTATTTATAATAGGAACTATAAATAATAATAAAATTATATTTTTTATCATTTTATAAATTTAAATTAAATTGAGTATTAATTTCTTTCGCTTTAAGGTTTTTTCGTCTATCTTCTAAAATAGATTTAACTTCATTAAAACGATACATCATTTTATGCAAAGTAACTTTTTCTTTTGGATTAGTTTTAACTTTAAAAGTTCCATCTGGATATTTTTTAGGCATACCGTATTCATTAAGAACAAAATCACTATCTATATGAGCAAGCCATAAACCTGCACAAGGTAAACCTAAAATACACTGAACCATTAAAGCATAAAGAGAAAGTTGAAGATTGTAAATACTTCCATTACAATTAGGAAGTCCTCCTACAGGAGGTAATAATCTATCATTAGTGCCTACCCATATATCAGTTTCTTGATGAGGTTTTTGAGTTTTATCTTTTTTATAATATCCAGATTCAAATTTAAGTCCACCTCTATTTGTTTTCCAATCACCAATAACAAATTGATCATCTCTTAAGCAAAGAACGTCAATTGTACCACTTACTAAATAATCTATGAGAAAAGCTCCAATCTCAGAATAAATTTTATATCCATTATTTTTATAATAATTAAATACATTATATATTTCTGGATATTTATTTTCAGTAACATCTATAAATTCATCAATATCTAATTCTTTAACATTTAAATTAATATTAGGTAAATCTGCAACTGTAATCATTTCACCCTCTTTAGGTAAAATATATCTTATAGCATCTTTAAACTTAGAAGCAGATTTAATACCGTCTTCTAAATTATTATGAGTTTTTGTTCCTCTATCACAAGCCTCATCTCTAATAGCATCCCATTGTTTGGCAAGTTTACTTTCAGAGATACCAAGTTCTTTAGCTTTCTTTTTAAGCCAATAAGACTTATTAAAACTCGGTTGATACTCGTGTAAAAGAGTAGTAACAGATTTATAAGAATTTCCTAATGTATCGGTATAAGAATGATTAGCTTCTTTAAATATAAGTCTAATATCATTATATCTGGTATCTCTTAATTGTAACATAACTATATTATTTATTATTATATTTAAAACTATTAATAGCTTCTGTTAAAAAAGAAGAAAAACAACAAACAAATTTTTCATTTCCAGATAATTCTACTTCGCCCATAGTATCTAATATAGCGTGAGTAAGTTCGTGGAAAAATGTATTTACTTTAATATTATTATTTTGTTTATTGTCTTTATTAAATGTATCAGCAATATTTATACATCCTTCTGCAAGTAAACAAGTTCCTAAAGCATTATTGTCACAACGTTCTACAACATTAACTTTAATGTTAGATCCTCCTAAATTAAATTCATCAGGTATCTTAAAATCCATAATAATTATATTTTAATCAGCTTTCATACTACTTAATACCGAAATACCTCCACGAGCAATTTTTTGTTCTTCTTCATATCTAAGATTATCTTTTGCTGTATTAAGAGCCTTTTGAAGATTAGGTATTTCTTTTATTTGAGAACTTAAATTATTAATAGTTGCTATTATAGCTGGAATATCTTGGTCAGTGACTCCAGCAGCAAGTTTATTACTTAGTAATTCATTACATTTATTAGCTACTACACTTGTAGTATGTAATGCTCTTAATAAATTTTCAATAGCAATGCCAGCAGGTCCTACAGCATTATCATAATATCTTTTAATAAGTTTAGAAACTAATATATCAGGTATATAATCTTTAGGAAGATCATATTGTATAATAGCTTCTTTTAAAGCTTCTGAATCATTAAGACCTTGTTGTTTTGCAGGACTTCTTGGATCGGCAAGATAATATATAACTCCACATTCTTGTAAATATTTCTTTTTATCTTTAGATGTATCTCTCGAATATAATAAAAAAACATCTTTATCAATAATTTGATTTATTTTTGGAGCTTTAGGTATTCCTGTATCATCAACAGAAATAAGATTTTCTATAATAAGTCCGGTCATTTATTTGTTTTATAAATTTCGTCAAATCGTTCTTGAACATCTGGGTCAAAATCAATAGATTTACAAGCAAAAATACTAAATATATAAGCATCAGCATATCCTTTTCCATAAGTACTTAACAAAGAAAAATATTTTTTACTATTATTTTTTCTAATAGTTGTAATAGCTTGTTTAGCACTTGATTTTAATCTAATATTTTCTTTTTCTAATTTATATATTCTATAACAATATTCAGCATAATCTTCTTTAACCATTGTTCGCCTTGCAAATTTCATTTCTTTAGTGTGCTTTCGCATAGCCTTATGAAGAGGATTTTTTCTTAGTACTCCAACATAAGGAATAGCTACAGCTTTACCTAATTGTAAATGTTTTGCAATATTTCTTTCAAGACTTTCTACAATAGCTCTTGTTATAGCTTCATCTTCAGGATTTTTAAAATTTAATTCTCTAATAATATCATCTTCTGTTTTATATATTATAGGATAATCATCACTAAAAACTTCAGTGTCATTAGCAACATTAATATCTGCCATATTAATTATAATTAATAGAATTAGATATTATTACATTCACGCCCGTAAAGGAAGAGTTGCAACAATATCTAATTCTCATAATATTTTAATTAACTTTGTCTGATTCTACAAATACTTCATTAATAGGAGCTGTAATATCATAAGAAGCGTGTATATCACAAACAGGAATAATTTTAAATTCAGGAAAATAACAATAAGGAGAATTATTCTTGCTTTCTAATATAGTTTTACCATCTTGTTTAAAATATTCTCCAGTCATAATATCTTTACTTAATTGAGGATCATTTTTAATAAATGAACGAACTTTATCAATACTAATTGCGTTATTAGGAAGATTTATATGTTCTCCTCGTTCAATTACAGAACGAACAATATTTACCTTATATCCTACTTGAGTATTTACTTTATCTGCGTCTTCATCAGAAATTTTAGCAATAATAGGAATAACTCCTACTTCTGTAGGATATTTCTTATCAATTGCAGCACTAAATTCAAATAACTTGGTTTTATAAATAATAGCAACTATTGCATAATTAGGAGCAAGATTTATATTACTTGTCATTGAATTTAATATTTCTGGAGTAAATTCATTAATACTTGTTGGAATAAGTAAAGAATACTTTTTAAGATTACTTTCAAGTTTAATCATAATAATTTAATTTTTAGATTTGTTAATAGTTGTGTCTTCGCTATCGCCAGTTTTAAGATAATTAATAAATTTGTTCATAATAAAATTATAATTAAAATTAGATTGTTCACTAATTATAATCATAAAATTCTTACTATCCAAATTTATTTTTCGTCGTCAGTATTAATGATATTATATAGTTATAAATTTATAACAATAGCTTTACATTTATTTGTAATAATATTTTCTGGACAATATTGAGAATTTAAAGAATATCTATTTTTAAATAAATTATCAGAATCTGGAATAAATTGTTTGATAATAATATTTTTCTTATAAAGATTATTTAAAGAATCTTTAGCATTAATATAACCATATCCTGTAGATTGTTTTATATCAATATAAAAATCACTATTAGCATCAAAACTATATGATAATTTATTATATTCTTCGTATAATTTAATTTTAGATTCTATAATATATTTTAAAACAATACATTCTCCTTTAGATAAATCTTCAAAAACTTTTATAAGTTTTATAATAATGTCAGCTTTATTTTTATCATTAGATTTATGAATAAAACAACTTTCATTATTATTTATAACATCAAATGTATTTTCGTTAATAATCTTTCCATTAAAAGTTTCACAAACCATAGCATTAATAACTTTTAGATCATATCTCAAAAGTAAGTATTTTTTTTGAAATATCAAATATTTTTCTTAAATTGTTAAATGTTATGAAAAAGCTATTAGAAGTGCTTCTAATGCAAAAATTAAAGATCGTGCTAACGATTTTTGTGCTGAAAAATTTAGCTTTATTTCGCGCGCGCTACGCGTCAATGTACCGCACGTGCGCGCGCTCGCGCGTAAGAAGTATTTATATATTATTAATATATAAATATCTAATATATAATTATATATATAATTATTTTATATATATTATATCTATTACTTATACGCATTTTGAGTATTAATATATATATATTAATACTCAAAATGCGTATAAGTAATAGATATAATATATATAAAATAATTATATATATAATTATATATTAGATATTTATATATTAATAATATATAAATACTTCTTACGCGCGAGCGCGCGCACGTGCGGTACATTGACGCGTAGCGCGCGCGAAATAAAGCTAAATTTTTCAGCACAAAAATCGTTAGCACGATCTTTAATTTTTGCATTAGAAGCACTTCTAATAGCTTTTTCATAACATTTAACAATTTAAGAAAAATATTTGATATTTCAAAAAAAATACTTACTTTTGAGATATGATCTAAAAGTTATTAATGCTATGGTTTGTGAAACTTTTAATGGAAAGATTATTAACGAAAATACATTTGATGTTATAAATAATAATGAAAGTTGTTTTATTCATAAATCTAATGATAAAAATAAAGCTGACATTATTATAAAACTTATAAAAGTTTTTGAAGATTTATCTAAAGGAGAATGTATTGTTTTAAAATATATTATAGAATCTAAAATTAAATTATACGAAGAATATAATAAATTATCATATAGTTTTGATGCTAATAGTGATTTTTATATTGATATAAAACAATCTACAGGATATGGTTATATTAATGCTAAAGATTCTTTAAATAATCTTTATAAGAAAAATATTATTATCAAACAATTTATTCCAGATTCTGATAATTTATTTAAAAATAGATATTCTTTAAATTCTCAATATTGTCCAGAAAATATTATTACAAATAAATGTAAAGCTATTGTTATAAATTTATAACTATATAATATCATTAATACTGACGACGAAAAATAAATTTGGATAGTAAGAATTTTATGATTATAATTAGTGAACAATCTAATTTTAATTATAATTTTATTATGAACAAATTTATTAATTATCTTAAAACTGGCGATAGCGAAGACACAACTATTAACAAATCTAAAAATTAAATTATTATGATTAAACTTGAAAGTAATCTTAAAAAGTATTCTTTACTTATTCCAACAAGTATTAATGAATTTACTCCAGAAATATTAAATTCAATGACAAGTAATATAAATCTTGCTCCTAATTATGCAATAGTTGCTATTATTTATAAAACCAAGTTATTTGAATTTAGTGCTGCAATTGATAAGAAATATCCTACAGAAGTAGGAGTTATTCCTATTATTGCTAAAATTTCTGATGAAGACGCAGATAAAGTAAATACTCAAGTAGGATATAAGGTAAATATTGTTCGTTCTGTAATTGAACGAGGAGAACATATAAATCTTCCTAATAACGCAATTAGTATTGATAAAGTTCGTTCATTTATTAAAAATGATCCTCAATTAAGTAAAGATATTATGACTGGAGAATATTTTAAACAAGATGGTAAAACTATATTAGAAAGCAAGAATAATTCTCCTTATTGTTATTTTCCTGAATTTAAAATTATTCCTGTTTGTGATATACACGCTTCTTATGATATTACAGCTCCTATTAATGAAGTATTTGTAGAATCAGACAAAGTTAATTAAAATATTATGAGAATTAGATATTGTTGCAACTCTTCCTTTACGGGCGTGAATGTAATAATATCTAATTCTATTAATTATAATTAATATGGCAGATATTAATGTTGCTAATGACACTGAAGTTTTTAGTGATGATTATCCTATAATATATAAAACAGAAGATGATATTATTAGAGAATTAAATTTTAAAAATCCTGAAGATGAAGCTATAACAAGAGCTATTGTAGAAAGTCTTGAAAGAAATATTGCAAAACATTTACAATTAGGTAAAGCTGTAGCTATTCCTTATGTTGGAGTACTAAGAAAAAATCCTCTTCATAAGGCTATGCGAAAGCACACTAAAGAAATGAAATTTGCAAGGCGAACAATGGTTAAAGAAGATTATGCTGAATATTGTTATAGAATATATAAATTAGAAAAAGAAAATATTAGATTAAAATCAAGTGCTAAACAAGCTATTACAACTATTAGAAAAAATAATAGTAAAAAATATTTTTCTTTGTTAAGTACTTATGGAAAAGGATATGCTGATGCTTATATATTTAGTATTTTTGCTTGTAAATCTATTGATTTTGACCCAGATGTTCAAGAACGATTTGACGAAATTTATAAAACAAATAAATGACCGGACTTATTATAGAAAATCTTATTTCTGTTGATGATACAGGAATACCTAAAGCTCCAAAAATAAATCAAATTATTGATAAAGATGTTTTTTTATTATATTCGAGAGATACATCTAAAGATAAAAAGAAATATTTACAAGAATGTGGAGTTATATATTATCTTGCCGATCCAAGAAGTCCTGCAAAACAACAAGGTCTTAATGATTCAGAAGCTTTAAAAGAAGCTATTATACAATATGATCTTCCTAAAGATTATATACCTGATATATTAGTTTCTAAACTTATTAAAAGATATTATGATAATGCTGTAGGACCTGCTGGCATTGCTATTGAAAATTTATTAAGAGCATTACATACTACAAGTGTAGTAGCTAATAAATGTAATGAATTACTAAGTAATAAACTTGCTGCTGGAGTCACTGACCAAGATATTCCAGCTATAATAGCAACTATTAATAATTTAAGTTCTCAAATAAAAGAAATACCTAATCTTCAAAAGGCTCTTAATACAGCAAAAGATAATCTTAGATATGAAGAAGAACAAAAAATTGCTCGTGGAGGTATTTCGGTATTAAGTAGTATGAAAGCTGATTAAAATATAATTATTATGGATTTTAAGATACCTGATGAATTTAATTTAGGAGGATCTAACATTAAAGTTAATGTTGTAGAACGTTGTGACAATAATGCTTTAGGAACTTGTTTACTTGCAGAAGGATGTATAAATATTGCTGATACATTTAATAAAGACAATAAACAAAATAATAATATTAAAGTAAATACATTTTTCCACGAACTTACTCACGCTATATTAGATACTATGGGCGAAGTAGAATTATCTGGAAATGAAAAATTTGTTTGTTGTTTTTCTTCTTTTTTAACAGAAGCTATTAATAGTTTTAAATATAATAATAAATAATATAGTTATGTTACAATTAAGAGATACCAGATATAATGATATTAGACTTATATTTAAAGAAGCTAATCATTCTTATACCGATACATTAGGAAATTCTTATAAATCTGTTACTACTCTTTTACACGAGTATCAACCGAGTTTTAATAAGTCTTATTGGCTTAAAAAGAAAGCTAAAGAACTTGGTATCTCTGAAAGTAAACTTGCCAAACAATGGGATGCTATTAGAGATGAGGCTTGTGATAGAGGAACAAAAACTCATAATAATTTAGAAGACGGTATTAAATCTGCTTCTAAGTTTAAAGATGCTATAAGATATATTTTACCTAAAGAGGGTGAAATGATTACAGTTGCAGATTTACCTAATATTAATTTAAATGTTAAAGAATTAGATATTGATGAATTTATAGATGTTACTGAAAATAAATATCCAGAAATATATAATGTATTTAATTATTATAAAAATAATGGATATAAAATTTATTCTGAGATTGGAGCTTTTCTCATAGATTATTTAGTAAGTGGTACAATTGACGTTCTTTGCTTAAGAGATGATCAATTTGTTATTGGTGATTGGAAAACAAATAGAGGTGGACTTAAATTTGAATCTGGATATTATAAAAAAGATAAAACTCAAAAACCTCATCAAGAAACTGATATATGGGTAGGCACTAATGATAGATTATTACCTCCTGTAGGAGGACTTCCTAATTGTAATGGAAGTATTTACAATCTTCAACTTTCTCTTTATGCTTTAATGGTTCAGTGTATTTTAGGTTTACCTTGTGCAGGTTTATGGCTTGCTCATATAGATAGTGATTTTGTTCTTAATGAATACGGTATGCCTAAAAAATATCCAGATGGAACTTTTAAAGTTAAAACTAATCCAAAAGAAAAAGTTACTTTGCATAAAATGATGTATCGTTTTAATGAAGTTAAATCTATTTTAGAAGATAGACGAAAAAACCTTAAAGCGAAAGAAATTAATACTCAATTTAATTTAAATTTATAAAATGATAAAAAATATAATTTTATTATTATTTATAGTTCCTATTATAAATACGTCTTGTAATAATACTATTCCTGTTGAAAAAATAGTATATGTTCCAGTTAAAGATACTATAAATGAACAAGAAAATATAGCTAAAATAATTAGATTAGAATATGAATTATCTTTATATAAAGATAGTTTAAATTATATTAGAGATAGTCTTGGACAAGATTTATTTATAGCTAATTATAAACTTGCTAAAATTAAAGAATATAATAGATTAGCTGGTAATGGAAATAATATTAAATTTTTAAGAGGTTGGATTAATAGAACTCTCAATGAATAATATGAGTAAAATTAGAATAATAAACATTAAAGATAATGGATATAAGACTATTCGTCTTATATCTAAAAGATTTAAAGTAAAATATTATGATCCTCCTATTAGTGATACTATTATAGAATTTTGTATTCAAATTAAGTTTCCTTATATGATTTTCTTTAATAAATTTAGAACAATCAAAATATATACTTATTCTAAAAATACAGATAATTATTGTAAAGTAGTTAATAAAGCTGTTAATTATTTTAATAAAATTTGTAAAGATGGCTGATTATAAAAAAGCAATAGAAAAAGCCCTTAAAAATGAGGGTGGATATGTTTTTGATCCTGATGATGCAGGAGGAGAAACATTTGCAGGAATAGCAAGACGTTATCATAAAATTTGGAAAGGTTGGGAAATTATTAATAATTATAAGAAAGAATTTAATCTTCCTAAAGATAAAAAACAATTTAATGATAAATGTTTTTCTGATAAAAAATTAATGGCGCTTGTTCATTCTTTTTATAAAGATAATTTTTGGGACCCTTTTAAATTAGATTTAATTCCTTCTTTTGATATATCTTTTTTAATATTTGATACTGCTATTAATATGGGTCTTGTTAAAGCTATTAAATTTGCACAACAAGCTGTTGGTTTAAAAGAAACTGGAAAATATGATGATGAATTATTTAATCGTTTAATTAAATATGGAAAAAAATAATACTATGTTGAATATAATAGCTGTTATTATAATAGCTATTATATTTTTTATAATAGGATATGTAGTTAAACAAAAAGAAATAAATAATGATAAATACATAATTAATAAGCCTGATACTGTATATAATAGAATAGTGATAGACAGTCTTAAATATAATATAATTAAAAAAGATAGTATAATTTATAATATTAAAGAAAATGCTAAAGAAGAAATTGATTTTGCTATTAACGCTGACGATAGCACTACTGTTATGTTGTTTCAAAAGCTGGTGTCAGAATAAAGTTAGTGAACTTTCTTTTACGGGGGAAATCCAATTAGCTCCTGATAGTACTTGTATTGTTCCAATTAAACTTATAAAACAAGCTAATATTAAGCTTATAGAACGAAATTCTTTTATGAAAGTTATGCAAGAACAAGAAGATATTATTAAATTGCAAAAACTTGAATTAAAAGAATATTCTGTTATTGTTGGAGATATGCAAAATAGAATTGTGTCTTATAATACTATTAATAATAATTTAAATAAACAGATTGAACAATATAAAAAAAGAAATAAAATACTTATTGGAACAAGTTGTGGAGTTATTGCTGTTGCAGCACTAATATTAATTATAAAATAGTATGGTAGATAATTTAGATGCTAAAGATTATCCATTTCTTAAGTTTATAGAAGAGGATAAATCTAAATATAAAACTGCTACTGAAGCTGGATATGTCGATCCTGATAATTTGTTTCTTATAGGTGATAGTGGTGGATTTTTAATGAATATTGATTTAAGATATAAATTTGTTAATACTGAGCTATTTTACGAAGTTGGAAATTATTATAGAAGATATAAACGATATTGTGAATATAAAGTAGATAGTATTCCTCATAGACAATTTAGAAAAAGAGAAGAATATAGACGAACTAAAGGTTTTAGTGCTCCTTGTTTATTATGTCCAGATGGTACTATTAAAGAAGTTAGAATAACAGGTTCTCATTATAATTTTCTTAATTATACTCGAATGGAGCAACTTGACGAAAGTACTATTAAACGAGGTAATACTAATACTGCTAAAAAAGTTTATGATTTTCCTAAATTTATTGATAGCCAATTTTGGATGTTTCACTGTATGGAGTTTGCAGAAAATAATGGATTTCATTTAATTATTGATAAAACTCGTCGTGGTGGATTTTCATATATGATGGCTGCTGATAGTGCTAATAGAGTAAACGCTCAATCAAGAAAAGTTGCTATTCATGTAGCTATTGATAATAAATATCTTATTCAAACAGGAGGTTTAACAGATTTTTCTGTTAATGATCTTAAATTTTATGAAGAAAAAACTCCTTTTGTTAGAGGTATATATTCTCCTGTTAAACAAGATTTTCGTCTTGGATATAAATTACCAAGTGGTATAGAGGCTGATGATTCTTGGAAAAGTTCTTTGATTTCTGTTAGCGCTTTAAATAATCCTGATTGTGCTATTGGTAAAGATGCTGTCTGTATCAAAGTTGAAGAGTTATCTACAATGGACAACTTTGATGAATTTATGAATGTTACTGAACCAGCTATGCGAACTGGTGCATATACTACTGGTATTCTTATGGCTTGGGGTACTGCTACTTCTGGAAATATGCAAGTCTTTGAAGAGAATTTTTATAATCCTCGTGCTTATAATTTTATGCCTTTTGAGAATGTTTGGGACAGAGATAGTAGAAATGAAATTTGTGGATTCTTTAAACCTTATTGTTGGGGGCTACAAGGTGAAATATCTGGTATTTATGGAGTAGATAAGGATGGTAATAGTAATTTAAGTATAGGGCTTGCTATTGCTAAAAAAGAACGAATAAAAAAGAAAAATGATTCTAAAACTTATGCAGAATATATTAATTATTTAGGACAGTACGCTAATTATCCTGCTGAAAGTTTTAGTAGCGCAGCTGAAAATATCTTTACTTCTGAAGAATTAACTGCTTGGGAAGAAAGACTTAGAACTGATAAAGATTTTGATTTTTATGTTGATGGAATGCTTGAATTAGACGATACTGGTAGAATACAATTTAAAAGTAATGAACGATTAAGTAAAGAAGGCAAAAAAGTTTATGATTATATTATTGGAGTTCCTCGTAGAGCTAATGAAGATCCTCATGGATGTATTAGACGATGGTTTCCTCCAGAATATGATGAAAACTATACTGAATACGGTTTACGAAAAGAAATTCCTGCAGGACGATATAGTATTTCTTATGACCCTGTAGGTATAGATAAAGATAGGAAAGAAATTACTAATAAGCATTCTCATAATAGTATTAAAGTTTGGATGAATCCTTGTATTAAAAATGGATTTAAACAAAAACTTGTTGCATCTTATTATGGCCGTCCAGATTCTCTTGAAGAAGCTGATAGAATTTGTTATTATTTAGCTGTTTATTATAATTGTATTGGAACTACTTGTGTCGAGGTAAACCGAGGAGAAACAGTTAAAAACTTTAGAGATTGGAGAGCTACAAAATATTTAGCTAAAGAACCTTTGTTTGTTTGGGATAATACTATTAAAGGAAAAATTTCTACTACTTATGGATATAACATTGGAGGTGGCAATCAACGAAAATTAGACGCTTTACGATTACTTAAAGAATTTTTATATGATGAAATAGGTAAAGATGAAAATGGCAATCCTATTAGAAATTTTCATAGAATATATGATTATCAAACAATACTTGAATTAAAGAAATGGAGCGCACTTGGAAACTTTGATAGAGTGTCTGAAATGATTATTAGAGGAATAGAATATAAAGCTATGGATATAGCTGCTAAAGATGAAATGGCTCATAGAAAGAAAATAACAACAGAAACAGATGATGATAATAAATCATTCTTTAGTAGAGAATGGTATTAATATAAAATTTATATAATTAATAATATGGCAGTAATTGATTATTTTTATGCTAATAATTTTCCTTCTCAACGAGTTTCTAATGCTGAAAAGGAAAAACCTGAATGGTATGCTCAATGTTGTGACTATGTAATAGCTATGGGACAATCTTGTGCAGATAAAGATAATTTAGAAAAAAAATATCTTATATTGAATGGAGAAGTTCCTGATGAATTTTATAGAAAAATACTTAATCCATATAATGCTAATAAAGAAAAATATACTCGATTTCCAGCAACTCTTCGCAATTATGATATTATGAAAGGAATAATTCGAAGATATGTTTCTGAATATATTAAAAATCCTCATGATTTTATTGTAGGTGCTAATAATCCAGATGTTGTAATGGCTAAGGATGCAGCTGTAAGAAAAGAAATTCTTTCTATTTTAGAAGCTCAATTAGCGGCAAGAATTACTCAAAGTTATCAACAATATATTAATGAAGGTAATGATCCTAAACAATTTAACCCTCAAGAAAGTATAGATATTGAAAAATTTACTGAGGATTTTAAAAATAATTATATTGATGATATATCTGTTCAAGGACAAGAATTATTAAATGTTATAGATGATATTACTGAGTCTACATTAATTTATGCTAAAGCCTATTTTGATTTTGTATCATTTGGAGAATGTTATACATATACTGATATAATAGGAAATAAACTTGTAAAAAAAATTATTTCTCCAATAGATGCGTTTCCTGTTCCTAATAATAATATGTTTGTTGAAGATTATGATATGTTTGCTGAACGTATGAAAATGACATATCAACAAATAATAGATACTTTTGATGAATATTTAGATGATAAAGATAAAAAGTTTTTAGAAACATATTATGCTCAACATAGTTCTACTGACGCATCATATATTACTTATGCGGACTATTATTCTTATTATCCTGATATATGTAATAAATTTACTGAAACAGAACGTAGTCTCTATAACAAATCTCCATATTTAGTTAGAGATACTAATTCTAATTTATATGATGTTTGGCATGTTGTATGGAGAGGAGAAATTAGAAGAGGCGTTTTAACATATATAGATAATGGTATCATAGCTCAACGAGTCGTTGATGATAATTATACAATTAATCCAGAAATAGGAGATATTTCTATTGAATATTTTTATGAACCTCAAGTATATGAGTCTGTTCGTATAGGTACTCGTAATACTGCAATTTATCCTTATAAAGCTCGAGCTATTGCATATAATCGTAAAGGAAAACTTCCTTATAATGGTTTATGTGAATTACTTCCTGGATTTGGTAAGTTTTCTATTGTAGAGATTGTTAGTCCTTATCAAGTATTTAAAAATATAGTTGCATATCATAGAGAAATGGCTTTAGCAAAGAATAAACTTGCTGTTCTTGTTATAGCTAAATCTTTATTAGGAGAAAATCCTGATGAAACTATTTATAGAATGGCTGCTGATGGAGTTTTATATATTGACGATGAAGAAGATACTAATATGCTAAAGTCACAACAAATACGTATGGTGACTGCTGATATTAGTGCTTATATTAATCAACTTACTCAATTGATGATTGAAATAGATAATGCCGCTAAAGATCAAGTTGATATGACTCCTCAAAGATATGGTCAAATAGCTAATAGTGCTGGTAAAGGAATAACTGAAGAAGCTATTATGAGAGGATCTATGGGTTCTGTTATAATAGAATTTATATTTGATTGTATGCGAGAAAGAGATTATGCTCGTGATTTAGATTTTAGTAAACTTGCTTGGATTGATGGATTAGATACATCTTATAGAGATAAAGATAAAAATCTTAAATATATTAGTTTAGACGTTGATTCTCATATTTATGCAGATTATATTATTAAAGCAAAAAATAGTGTACAAGAGAAAGAAAAGTTAGATCAAATAAAACAATTTGCTTTTAGTGCTGCTCAAAATGGAAATATGGATATGGCTATTGCTGCTATTGCTGGAGATAATGTTGCAAGTATTAAAAAGTTAATAATGAAATTTCAAGAATTACAACAACAACACGAACAGTCTATGCAACAATTAGAACAACAAACTAAACAAATGGAAGCTGAATTTGAAATTCAAAAAATTGCTGCAAAAGGAGAAGAAGATCGTAAAACTGTTGAACTTGAAAAATATCTTGATCAGCAAATCGAACTTATTAAAGCTGATGCTAATATGATTAGTTTCGATAATGGAGTTTCTAATCAAGATAAACAAGCTGGTATGGAGCGTCTTGAACAAGCAAGAGCTAATGTTGAAAGAGATAAAAATCAAATAGCGAGAGAAAAGAATATTTTAGATTTTCAAAGTAAAGCGGCAGATAGAGCTGTTAAACTTAAAGATATTGAAACTAAGTTAGCTATTGCTAAAGAAAATAAAAATAAATATGATAATCCTAAAACTAAAAAATAAATAGTGTTTATAGATATATTTGATAGTCCGGCATATATTGTCGGACTATTTTTGTATAAATATAAGCTATTTTAAGCTTAAATTTGGCGTTAAATGAGAATATGATGTAGAATATTCGAACGCGAAATCTCTCCTTTACGGGGGAAATGATAAAAGCCACTTAAAATAGCTTTATAATTTTTTATATGCTGGAGCGAATAATATTTTTAATTATTTTCATCTAATTATTGGATATAACAAATTTATTGCTTATAATCGGTTATAATAATTCACTTAAAACTAATTATATGAATGATTTTGGTTATGGTGTTACAAATAATGCTGATAATGCAGATGTAACAAAAGATAATAACGGCGATGCTGTTGATTTATCTAAAAGTAACGGTTTAAGTTCTCCTAATGATAATGATTCTACTACTGATTTAGATAAAAATAAAAATAATGGTAATAATGATGTAAATAATAATATTGATAATAATAACAATGATAATAATGACAATGATAATGATGATAAATCTAAATTTGAATTTGTTATTGAACCTGGTACTGTTTTAGATATTGATGATAAAAAATATACAATAGACGATAACGGTAACATTGTTGATGAAAATGGAAATATTTTTAAAGAAGCTAAAGATGTAAAAGATTTTATTGACTCTTTTACAGTAAATGATGATAATTCAGAAAATGAAATTTCAATAGATAGTATTCGTAAACTTTTTGATGTAGAAGTTGTAGATGAAAATGATAAACCTATTGAATTTGAAAATACACCTAATGGTATTAAATCTTATATAGATGCGGTAATTGATAGTAGAGAAGAAGAAATTGCTGAAAATGCTATTAATACTCTTTATGATAAAGTTCCTATTCTTAGAGATTTAGTTCCGTATTATATAGCAAATGGAAATTCGTTAGATGGATTTTTAGAAATTAAAGATAGAAGTAATATAGTTTTAAAAGATGATGATGAAGCACAACAAGAAGAAATAATTAAAATGTCCTGGAGTGAGCAAAATCGTAAGGGAGATGTAGATAGTTATATTAATTATCTTAAATCAACTGGAACTCTTGCTGATGTTGCTAAAGAAGAACTTGAAGCTCTTAAAGAAAAAGATGAAGAAAAACGTAAAGCTATTGCTGAACAAGCTGAACAAGCTGAACGTGACGCTATTGAACAAGAAGAAAAATATTGGAAAGGAGTTAAAGAAGTAATTGATAGTCGTAATATTGCTGGATATAAAATTCCAGATACTATTATTATTAATAAAGATGGAAAGAAAATTTCTGTTACTCCTGATGATTTCTTTAAGTATATTTACCAAATAGATAAAAATGGTAAATCTCGTTATCAATATGATTTAGAAAATGAAACTCCTGAAGCAAGACGCAATGATAGTATTCTTCGTGCTTATTTAAAATTTGTTGGTGGAAGTTATTCTAACCTTGTAGATATGGCTATTAATGATAAAGAAGTTAAAAAACTTAAACTTATAGCTAAAACAAGAAACACTACTGGAATTAAAATAACTAAACCTAATTCCGATAAAAATAAAGGAAAAATTGATTTTGGTTATTAACAATTAATTATTATTTGTATTATGTATTCAATGCGAGTTCTTTCGAGAGGTAATTATGATGATCGCGGATACTCTAATGAAGAGAGTATTGCTAATCTTCAATTACAAAAACCTGTCGAAATAAATTCTTTCCTTACCTATAATTATGGTATGGACGATGATCGTTTTCCGCTTCTGTTTATGACTGAGGGTCAAGGCAGTGTTGGTACAGTAGATATTGAAACTGTTCAATGGACTTGGAAGACTATGGGTCGTATGAAATTTGATGATTTTATTACTCATTTTTCTGGTGGTGATAAACCTGGTCTTGGCGGTGCTCCTGTAGAAATTCATACTTCTACTCATTGGTTTATTGAGCAACATACTCTTATTGGTCCTGATGGAAAAACTCAAGTTCGTATTCAACGAGATTTAGGTGAGAGCGCTTACGGATATGGTTATATAATTAAACTTATGTCGCCTAACCCTGATGCGTTTATTGATCCCGCTTTACTTGCTAAAGGTAAATATTGGTCAATGGGTGCTCCTCTTATTTCTGAGTCATATTCTAAAGGAAACCGTAGCAATGTTATGGGGCCTGGTCGTATGACTTCTCAACTTGAGTTTTATCGTAAATCTAAAGAAGTTGCTGGTAATATTAGCAATGTAGTTACTGAATATGAATTTAAGGATGGTGCTGGTAAGGCTTCTAAATTATGGATTAGTGAAGAGATGCGTCAATTTAATATTGAGCGTCGTGTTTATAATGAAGAGCGTCTTTGGATGGCAGAATATAACCGTTTGCCTAATGGAGAAATAACTCTTAAGGATGACGATAATGGTAAGCCTATTCCTACTACTGCTGGTATGTTAGAGATTTGTCGTGAGTCTAACTATGATACTTATGGCGAATATCTTACTTTAAGCAAAATTAAGCGTACTATTGGCGATGTTCTTGATCGTGATACTGATACAGGTGAAATGAACATTGTTCTTATGGGTGGTAAAGGCTTCATTGAAGATTTTGATGAAGCTATGCGCTTAGATGCTAAAGAGAATGGTTTTGTTACTCCTCTTGGTGATAAGATGATTGATGGTTCTGACGCAGGTTTAACGTATGGTAAATATTTCCGTCGTTATAAAACTGTTGATGGTCATACTATTACAGTTAAGCATTGTGCTTTCTTTGACAAGAGTACTATTGCTGAAGCTGCTAAAAAGAATGGTGAAATTCATCCTCGTACAGGTTATCCTATTACTTCGCATCAAGCTTGCTTTATTGATTTCTCTATTTATGATGGAACTCAGAATGTTCGAGTTGTTCGTCAAAAGGGTCAAATTCATAAGGCTAAAGTATTTAAAGGTCTTACTGATATTCCTGCATCTTGGGGTGTACCTGAAACCAATTATATTTCGACTGAAATTGATATGAGCCGTTATGAGGTTAAGCACTCTCAAGGTCTTCAAGTAAATAACTCTTCGAAGATGTTCTTGTTAAAGTGTGTACTCTAATTTAAATTAATGAATATTTAATTATGGAAAATAATACAAGTAATAACAGTGCTAAATTAAACTTTGGATTATCTGATAGATCTAAAGGAAGCTCTGATAATAAAGTTACTGCTTTTGGCGGTTTCCCCGTAAAGGAAAGTGTGGATGAAAAGCCTGAACCTATTCCTGGTAGTGTTGAAGAAAAAGATATTAATGTAAGAAATAGAGAATATATAGATAAACGTAGTGTTACTATTGCATTAGTTAAAAATTATTCTTTATTTAGACGAGCTAATGATAAATCTTTAACTAAACGTAGAGATTTTATTGGAAGTTCAGTTACAAGTTCTCGTACATTATCTTCTAATAAGGGTGAAGTTGAAGCCTATTTTCCTGATTTAATAGGTCTTTCTCCTAATAACGAAAATTTTATTACTCGTGTTAAACAGTATTTAAATAATATTCAAATTTCAGTTAATGAACTTGGCAAAAAATTTGATATTAGTTTTCGTTATGATAGATACATAGATTTTAGAGCTATTCAAGATAAAGAAAAACTAATTGAAGAGAAATATCGTCAAGCTAATAAATCTAATCTTGGAGAACTTAAGAAAGCTCTTGCCGCTAAAATAGTCGCAATTAATGATCTTGAGAGTTCTAAATATCAATTTGGTCGTCCTGTTAATATTGAAGATTATTTAATGTATCGTCATTGTCTTTTATATAAAGATATTGCTAAAGATACAGCTTTAATTAATAGTGATCCGAGTATTCGTTTTTATTTTAAAGACGATCAAAAAGAAGCTGATTTGCAACGTAAACTTCGTTTGGAGAATAATAAAGCAAAAGCTAATTTTGTTAGTATGATTGCTGATGATGAATTATTTGATGCTATTTATGCTCAATACTGTGTTAATGTAGGTAAACCTGTTATATTATCTTCTCTTGAAGATCGTATGATAAAAGAGAATGAATTAGATAAATTCTCTTCGGACGAGCCTATTAAATTTAATAAAATGTTTAATGATGCTGATATTAAGATTAAAGCTATTATTGAAATTTTGATTGAGCGTGGTGAATTTGTAAGAAGTCAGTATAATCAAAATATTATTACTCCAGAAGGAGAATTTATAGGTGCTAATGTTAAAGAAGCTGTTGCTTGGTTTAAAAATCCTGCAAATGCTGATGTAGTTAATGCCTATAAAAATAAATTAAAAAACGTATAGTTTATGACAGTAGTAGAAATGCACGTAATGTTTAGAGAATTGGCTCAACAAATGGGAATGCAAACAGTACGGGCAATTCTATCCGAAGATATTGACATTTGTCTTAACATTGCAGTAAATGATTATATTAAAAAAGTCATTGCTGATAATGTTAAGATGAGTGGTAATAATAAAATTTATATTGATAATGCTAAAATAGGTCAAATAAATGTTTTACGCACATTAATTGATAAGTTAGAAATATCCAATATTACTATTAATAAAGAAGAAAATAAATTTACTGCTGAAATAAATAATAATAATGTTTTTCTATTTACGAGTTCTTATATATATTATAATGACATATTTGGTGGATTTTCTGCAAGAATAGTAGATAATGATTATTTATATTCTACATTACATGATTTTTGTAATAGAGCTACATTTGATTATCCTATTATAGTATTTACAGATAATTCTGATTCTAAAACTAATATTATTATAATAGATATATATACTGAAGATAACTCTAAAGATATTAATACTCATAAAAAGCCTTCAAAGGTTGTATTAAATATTATTAAGAAACCTAATATTATAACTTATATAAATGACACTTCTTCTTCGAATATCAATTGTGATTTACCTGAATATACACATATTGATATTGTAAAAGCTGCGGCGGAGTTATATTTAAGAAGTGTTGTTAGTACTTCTAATTAATTATATAAATAAATATGAGAAATTTTCTTCTTGCTGGTAATGTTGCAGCTATTGCTGCATCTACTGCAATAGATAAAGCACCGGCTGGAGCACTTGGATTTTATTATATGAATAACGGTGTTCCTACTGTTGATGCTACTGGCAAATTAATTACAGGTTATGGACAAATAGTTATGGGTAGAGCAAGTAAAGATGGAGGCCCTATAATTATTCCTTTTTATAATAAAGATTTTAGTTATAGTAAATCTACTTATTCGGCTGCTAAAACTTTTACTGCAAAATTTACTGTTCCTGAGCCTGTTATAATGTGTGATCATACTGTTATTTTTACAAAGAAAGGTATTCAATTTAATGAACGTAGTAATTGGACTGATTCTATTCATGTATTTAAAGATACTGAAACTGCTGAACAAGTTGCTGCTAAAATAGCAAATTATGTTAATAATAATACTGCTACTTTAGGCTTAACTGCTGCTGTATCTAAAGCAACTGTAACTGTTACAGCTACAAAACCTGCTGTAGATTATGAAATTACTATGGCAGATGCTTTAAGTGGAACCACTGTAACTTATACAACTCGTGGCGAGATTGGAATTGCTGACGCAGAGGCTATTAAAAAGATAGCTAATATGGCAGCTGCAGACGCAGGATTTGAATATACTTATATGGACGATGTTCATTATTTATATCCTAATTATCCTCTTAATCCTAATGCTGGAACAAATACTACGAATGCAGGCTATACAGTTTATACTTTACGATTTGCTGTTCCTCGCGATGTTAAAACTCGTGATGAATTAGTTCATCAGATTGTACAAATTGCTATTCCTACTGGGGCAGCTCAAATAGCTACTATGGATACTATTCTTGCTGGTATTAAATCTGTTGCATAATGTAGACGCTTTCGTATTAATTTTAAATATTAATAAATATTAATCGAAGAGAAGCTGTTGATATTATTTAATTAATAATATTAGCAACTTCTCTTTTTTTATTTAACATTATATGGATTTATTTGAAACAGCTATTTCGCAAGGTATTGCTCCAGCAATAGTAGTAGCTATTTATCTTATAGTTATTAAAATTATTGATACTAAAAAAGAAAAAAATGCTATTAAAATAACTAATGAATTATTAGAAGCAATTTCTAAAATAAGTAATTTTTTAGATAATGTAATAAATAATATTATAGATAAAGATAAAGATAAATGTAAAAACGCTATTAAAAATTCTTTTGAAAGTGCAAGAATGCACATTACTGAATATATAGTAAATGTTATTGCTAAAAATAATATAAATGATAATAAAGATAATATAGTAGATAATATTAAAACAATTATAAACGCTGAATTTTATAATACTTATAATACATTATCTATGTATACTATCAATGGAATTAATGTAGCTACTATATTAAAAGAACAATGGAAAAATGATTTAATAGATAATACTATAAAATTAGTTTATAATAGTAAATTAGATAAAGAAACAAAAATATTTAGTTATGTTAGTAAATTATCTATTTCTTTTGAAAATTATATTATTTATATAAACAATAAAGTATTCAAATGAATATAATTAATAATACAGACAAATTAAGTGAGGAAATTATTACTAATTTAACTGACTTATGTATTAATAATATTAATCAATTAAACATTGGTTATATTCCTACTGAAAAATCTAATTGTGTTATTAACTGTTTAAATATAGTTAGAAACGCAATATCTATAAATAAAATATTAACAACTGAACAACAACAAAATATTATTAATATTTATCATAATTTAATGTATGCCGGAAACTAATTTCTCACAAGTTTTTACTAATTCTGAAGAACTTGTTGAAACTAATCCTGATTTTGTATATATGGTTATTCCTGCAAAGTATGTTTGTACATATCATAAATTATTAGTTATGCTTGCTGATGTAGGTATAGAGATGTTAAATGATTGTACCGCTAATTGTAAAGGAAATAATAAAAATATTATTACTTGTTGGAATATGTTTCAAACAGCTTGTGCTGCATATCAAATTAATAAAACTAAAGAAGCTGATACTATAATAAAATATATAGATGCTCAAATAAAATTAATATATAATGGCACTGGAAAAGAAACTATTATAGGAAATATAACATTGCCTATTAGTGAAGATGGAATATTAAAAGCTATTATTAGTTGTGGAGGAGAAACTCCTAAATTTGAAGTTGATGAAGAAACAGGACAATTATTACAAGCTAATACAAGTAGTAATAATTATGATGAAGTTTATGCTTTAGGAGAAGATGATTATAATAATAAATAGATTGCCGTTGCTCTTCCTTTACGGGGGATAAGGTAAAGAGAATTATGAAAACAATAGATTTAATTATTAAACAATTAGGTAAAGTAAGACTTACTTGCAATGGTAAACATGATGCAAGTAAGTCTTATGATGATTTGTGTTTGGTTCATAATGGTAAATTAGCAAGTTATATATCTCGAAAGAAAGTTCCTGCTGGTATAGAATTAACTAATGAAGAATATTGGCAACCTGTTGCAGATTTAAATGGAGATGTTAAAGAAGATTATGAAGGGTTTAAAGCTGAAGTTTTACAATTAATAAGTAATATAAATTCTAAAGTTGCAACAGGTAGAATAGTAGTAAATACTATTGATGAATTAAAGGCTCTTGAATTTGGAGAAATATTAGTTGGTGCTGAAATATACGTAATTGAAGAAGATACTTCTTATATAATAGATTCTATAAATGCTTTTGATAGTACTAAAACTTATCATGAATATATAAAAGATGCTATTGATTCTGAACCTATATCTACTGATTATGCGAGACTTCCTAATATAGTAGCAGATAGAGCTATTTGTGATGAAGATGGAAGAAATATAAAAGAAACTTATGTTACTAAAGAATATTTATTTAATTTATTAGGTAAATAATATATGGATAATAATAAAGATGCTGTTTATATACAGCAATTAAGAAAATATTGTAAAGATAATAAAAAATGGAATGAGATATTTCCTGTTACTTTTATTCAAGCTATATATAATGCCGCAAATGGAAATAGATTAGATACTTTGTTAGCAATGTATAATTCTATTTTTGTTGAATATAAAGGTAGTTTTGCTACTACTGTTGCGGCAATAGATAATATAGTTAGAAAAAAAGGTCTTATAATTACATATTTTGATGAAAATAATTTATCCTGGACTCGTAGATATAAACTTCATGATACTTCAGATATTAATTTTCAAAATGAAGATAATTGGGAAGGTTATAATTTTGATATTTTAGTAGATGAAATTTATAAAGCTATTGAATATATATTTAGCAATATTGATAAATTTCCAGATTTAAAAAATGTATTAATCCAACAAATTACTGAAGTTACTGAAAATATATTTAATAATATTGAAGATTATGCTAATTTGTATAATATATTTAAAATTTTAATAAAAGAAAATATTAATAATGTATTTAATAATATTAATGATTATAGCGAATTTAAAAATTTAATTAATACTAATATAAATAATCGAGTAGATTATATATTTAATAATATAGACGATTTTGAAATTTTATTAAATAAAATTAATGTAGCTATTTTAAATAGAGTAGATTATATATTTAATAATATAAATAAATATCCTGAATTAAAACAATTAATTATTAATAGTTTACAAGCTAAACAATTATTTACTATTGAATTTAGTGTTAATGGGGATACATTAGATATTATAAATAAAGATGAATTAAATTCTTATATAGAAAATAATAATATTAATAATAACGCTTTATTTACATTTATAGGTAAATTTTTTGATTCTTCTAATAATAAATTATTATATAATTTAGTTTTTACAGCGTTTGTTAATACAAATAGTAATTATTTAAATTTAGATAATTGTTACGGCGAAACATTAATTATAAATAATGGAAAATTATATAAATGTAAAATTAATTTTAATATAGATACTGAAACTGAAATGAGTAATCCTAATTGGATTACTTATGCAAGAAAATATGACGATATTCCTACTTTTGAATTTAATTATATTTCTACAAATATTTATAGTATAGCCGATATAGATGATTATAATAAATATGTAAATTCTTTTAAATATAATACTTTAGTTAGATTTATATTTAATGAAAGTAGTACTGTAATTAATGAACATATTGGATATATTAATAAAGTAGGTTCTACTTTAAGAATATTAATTTATCTACAAGAAAGTAATGATTTTGTTTATGATACTATTATATCTGGTATTATTGAAAATAATGAATTACATATTAGTAGATTAACTAATAGTGATATATTAACGTATTTATATAATGCTAATAGTTCAGGTGGTGTAGTTTTATTAGATGATAAAACTTTGATTCCTTCTCGATTTTTACCTTCTTATGTAGACGATGTAATAGATTTACTTGGAGGAATAGTAGAGTCTACTCCTACTTCTGGAATGACTGCTGGATATAAATATTATGTTACTTCTACTAAAAAAATATTTACTGCTTCTTCTGCTACATCTGGTATTACTTCTGATCCTATTTCAGATGTTATATATGTAGTTCCTGATGATATTAATGGAGCAATTATGTATCGTTGGAGTGGTACTACTTTAGTAGAAATTGTTAATGGTGGAATAGTAATTGGTACTACAACTGGTACCGCATTTGATGGAGCTCGTGGTTTGAATAATGAAAATATATTAAAAAGTGTTCCTAATAAACTAATTACTGATGTATCTGTAATTGCTCAAGGTCCTAACGATGATGTTATAATTCGTACTACTTATTCAGAAAGAACTAATAACGATGGTAGTTATACGGCTAATAAATATAAAGACTATCAACTTCCAGAAGCTGATCAAGCAAGAGCTGGTCTAATGTCAAGTGATGATAAGACTAAATTAGATAGTATATATAATGAATATATTATAAATGATGAAAATTTCTTTAGTGCTTCTCAAGGAGAAGCGTTTACATTAACTGCTTGGGGAAAATCTAATTTTAATGCTTTTAGAGATGCTATTTTATATGGTAAAAAAGTACAATTATATTTATCTTCTTATGAAGATGGAGCTGAAGCTCATATTAATGTTCCTTGTGAAGTAGTTGTTAATGCTAAAACTTTAATTATTACTTATGTTATTCCAGATTTATTAAAACAAGTTAAAGCAACTTTAACTACTAATGATAATAATAATAATGTTTCTTGTTCTATTACTAATGTAATAAATTTAACTGAAGTAGGATCTGGATTAACTATTGGTATTACATCTGGAACAGCTTTTGAAGGTAATAGAGGTTTACAAGCTGAAAAAGATATTGATAAACTTCAATCTTATACTAATAATGGAGTTGTCGCAAATGTAGAAAGTAGTAGTAATAGTAATGGAGAACTTAAAGTAACTCGTTGTATTAATTCTGAAGGTGCTATTGTTACTTCTGAACAATATATTGCTTTACCGCAATCAAGTTCTTCTAAAGCTGGGCTAATGTCATCTTCTGACAAAGTCAAATTAGATAATATAATTATAATCAAACTTACAGGAACTGATTTAACTTCTGTAAATGAAGATAGTGATATTAACTCTGTAAAAAATACAAATATTGATATAACTGAATTTGATAGTATATTAGAATCTCTTAATTCTGGTAAAAATGTGAAGATATATATTAATGAATATAATGATGGAGCAGAACAAACTTTTGATATTAATTGTGATATTGCTTTTAATTATAGTTCAAAAGAAATTTTTATACAATATGATATATATGATGTAAATAAAAGAATTTATGCAAGTTTATATAAAGATGGCGATAGAGTAAGTTTAGAAATTCTTGCTGTAAAAAATAAATATACTAAATTTTATTATATAGATTCTAATATTTTATATAATCCTACTAAAGGCCAAAGTGATAATTTATCCGCTGCTCAATTTAGTATGCAACAATTTGATGAATTAATAAGTGATATTCAAAAGAGAAAGGATTTTTGTATTTATAACACAGTATTTGCTTCTAAAAATAGCGGTATAAAATATTATAGATATACTATTAATTGTATTGTAAACTCTAATACTCAATTATTATGTAATTATATTAATCCTTTAGATAACACTTATATAAAATTTACAATGAATAAACTTACAACAAGTGTTCAAATTGTTGTAAATGAAAAATATAATATTATAAATACTGTAGATGTATTAAATACTGTTATGTCTGGATTAGTTTTAAAACCTACTTCAGGTGATCAATTTGAAACTAATCAAAGATATTCTTCTTCTGATACTTTAATTCAATTAATAAATAAATTTATACAAAATAGTGGATATAACGATTTTAGAATTGTTCATTCTTCAACTACTATAAATTTTGTATTTGGAACTACTATTAATAACTCAAATCCTATTGTAAATGTATTATCATTTACGAGTAATTTAACTATTAGCTCTCCTATATTAAGAATTTATTCTAAACAAACTGATTTTAATAATGTAGCTACACTAACTTATACAGAATTAAATAATACTATTAGAGATGGTAGTTGGCAATCATTTGAATTAGATTTATCTAATATAGGTTCTGGTGGTTCTGACTATACGTTACCTATTGCTTCTGCAACTACTTTAGGAGGTATTAAAATACCTGCAAATGGACAAATGACTATTGATAAAAATGGAAATTTATATCCTAATGCTGCAACTTCTAATAGTGCAGGAATTGTTAGACCCGGTGTTGGAAGTGGATTACTTATGAGTGGTTCTTCTATTAGCGTTAGTTTAGGAAGAAAAAATATAAATTTAGGAACTCTTACTCCTGGAAGCACTATTAATGGAGGACACTATTATATATATGATGATATAGTTGTAGGAAATGCAAGTCCTAAATTTAAGTTAAACAATAATATTAATAGTTGGGGAGATCCTTTAGCTATTATTATTGTTAATAGAAAAAATTTTGGAGGAATGTATTTTGAGGGCACTAATATAAATATGCTAACGGCTACTAATGATTGTACTAAAATTGGTGCTATTTTTATAAGATATTTTCAAAATAGTAATGAAGATGGATATTTTGTGTGGGCGGTTCCTAATGCAATATAATAAAAATAAATAGCTATTTTAAGCTAATATAAATTAAAAAATCATAATTTAATATATTTATATTATTCAATAAATTTTAATTTTGTATTAGCTTAAAATAGCTTTAAAAACTATAATATTATTTTAATTATGTCTGGAAAACAGTTATATTCTAAAACTAATAGTAATTATGAAGAAATTACTCCTTTAACTTATATTCAAAATGTTATTGATGAGAATAGTAAAAATTCTTTAGATAAAATATTAAAAATTTATAATCATATTTATATTGAATTTGAAAATAATAATACTATTACAAGAAATAAAGTTCCTAAAGAATTAAGACGTTGTGGATTAACAATAACATATTATGATAATATTAATAATAAATTAATTACTGAAAGATTTAATAGAGATGACAATGTAGCAAATAGTAATACAGCTTGGTTATTAAATAAACATTGGGATAAACTTTTATACGATAGCGATATATTTGAAAAAGGAATTAAAGTTCATATTCCTGATTCTTCTATAACTATTAATATGTTAAGTGATTCTCTTAAACAATTATTTGAAAATAAGAAAGGAGTTATTATTAATTATCCTGATGAAGAAGATTTAACTATTCAAAAATCCACTTTTAATTATAATACTTCTGTATTACAATTTAAAGATAGAAATGTTAATCCTATTAATTTTATTAGTGAAGGAATTAAAGTTATACGTCGTAGATTTTCCCCCGTAAAGGAAAACATAGCGGAAGCTAATGGAACATATATTTTTAATGATTTTATTAACATTGATGGTTGTCAAGATAATTCTGTATTGTATATTGATAATGATATACTTACTTTAGCTAATGATGATATTATAGTATATGATGTATATAATCATAGATTTTGTGCAAGATCTTATAAAACAATAGATAATGTACAAAAAACTGTATATTATGTAAATTGGAAATCTTCTATTGACGAATATGGAGATAGTATAGATTATAATAATTATAATAAAATAAATAATAAATTTTATCCTTTATTAAATAATATTTATATATGTACTTCTGATAATAAAAAATATTATTTTACTAATGAATATAATATTGAAGAAGTAGTAAATGAAATATATACAAGTTATAAAAATATTATTACTCAAAAAGATTTTGATAAACAAAGTACTAAATATATTATTAAATATGATTTTGATTTAAATGGTAAAACTATAAATATTCCAGAAGATTGTACTTTAGTATTTAATGGCGGTAAATTAAAGAATGGAATAATAAAATTAAATAAAACTTTTATTGAAGGCGCTATTAAGGATATTAATGAATATTTACCAGAAAATACAAGTCCTAATTTTGGAGATGGTCAAATAATATATAATTATAAAGAATTACATATATGTAAAGTACAAGAAGATGGTACTTCTGTAATGTTTACTATTCAAACTAAATAATAAATATAATAAAATTATAAAATTATGATTAATGAAGATAGAATGTTAAAAACATTAACATTTGTTAATGTTCATAAACACATAAAAGCTTTATTTATAATGATTATAAAATGGCTTGGAATTATTGATGATACATTAGAAAAAAAAGCTGATTTAATTGGTGGAAAAGTTCCTGCTGAACAACTTCCATTTTATGTAGATAGTGTTATTGATATTACTTCTTTTGTTACTAAAACAGAATTAGTTAATAATATAGGACAAGCTAATTATACTAATAAAAGTTTTATTGTAAATAGTCCTACTTCTGATCCTTTATATAATAAAATAGTAATTACTAATGCTAATACTTCTCAAAATGATTGGGAAATTATTGATCCTGAAGATGGAAAAATTTATATAAATGAAAGCAATAATCATAGTTACAGATGGAGTGGTAATAGTTTTGTAGATTTAGATAAAAATTTTAATGATAGATTAAATGCTATTGAAAATAAATTATCCATTATTACTTTAAGCGGATTAACTAATAATTATGATTTAAGTACCACTACTAATGGAATTTCTACTTTAAAAGCTAAATTATTAAATAATGATAATAGTGCTAATATATTATTAAAAATAGTAGATACTAATAATAAATCTTATTATTGCAAAATATTAACAAGAGATATTACAACAGTAAGTACAAATATTAGTGTAAATATTGATATAGAAAATAAAGGATGTATTCAAACTTATAATATTACTGATGATAATATTACTTTAATAAATAATAATGCTATTTTATTTATTACAAGTAATACTAATAATAATAAATTAGAATGTAATAAAATTATTTCTAATGTTACTACTGCTCATATTAGTTATAATAATATTATTTATACACAAGTAGATTTATCTGATATAAATTCTGTAAGATTTATTGGCTATAATAGTAATGGTATTTTAAATTATTATGCTTTAAATAAATCTACTGGTGTTGTACAAGCTATGAATACTTATAATATTGGTAAAACTTGTTTATATAAGGCTAATTTATCTTTAACTGATAACGAAAAACAAAATATAAAAAATAATATTGGTATTTCTTCTGAAACACAAAATAATTTATTTATTGATATTACAGGAAAAGTTGAAAATATTACTGATGAATTACATAATCAAATTATTAATACTCCTGCAATAATATTTAATAATGTTATATATTTTAAAACTTCAACTGCTAACGGAAATACTATTTATTTTATAAATTATGAAGAAAATGGAGATCTTAGTGAATTAATATATACTATTGCAAGTAAATCATTTACTACTAATTCTGTTAGTAATACTATAATAAATAAAGAAATTAGTATTGATAAAACAATGAATAATATTACTCCTATTGATATATTTACTACAAATTTATTACAAACTATTGATATTATTAAAAATGCAAATAGATTAAATATAATAGTTAAAGATAGTTCTTCTATGAAACAAACTTTGACTATATTAAATGTTTCTAAAACATTACAAAACGGTGACGCTGCTGATAGCAATTATTCTATGACTTTTACTTTTAATGATATAATATATTATGCAAATATAGAAAATAATATATATAATGGAATATCAAGTAAAACTCTTTATTCTTTATTATATTCAAATAGCGGAGGCAACGGAGGCGCAATAGATTAAAATAAATATGTTTAACTTATAAAAATTACAATTATGAAAGATTTAATTAAAGTTATTTCCCAATTAAATATTCCTAAATGGATTAAACGAGTATTTATAAATTATTTTGAAACTAATAAAGATAATATAAATACTATTAATTCTGAAATTGCATCTATAAAATCTAAAAATTCTAAACAAGATAGTAGTATTTCTTCTATTAATTCTGAAATTACTTCTATTAAATCCAGATTAGATGCTTTAGAAGCTAAATAATTATGGAAGAAAATATAATTAATAGCATTATAGATAATTTTGACTATGTTTATATTTTAATAGTCAATATTATTACGTATGGGTTAATAAAAATTTTTGATAGTCTTAATGGGCCAAAACCTGTTTCTATATTGGCTAAACGAATAATTACTATAATATCAATTATAATAATGTTTTGTGTTTATTATTTTAATGATTATGAAAATATTATTAAATTAATAAATAGCTCTATTGCCGCTCCTTTAATTTGGAGTTGGATTTTACGTCCTATTATTATGAAATTTAATCTTGGCTACAAACAAAATGATATTAGTAAAGAATAAATGGTTTCCATTTGGAAATTATAAAGCAATTAATATTTGTGGAATAGTTTTTTATAAAGGTAATGATTTAAGTAATAAAACTATTAATCATGAAAAAATTCATACTAAACAAATAATAGAAATGCTATTTGTATTCTTTTATTTATGGTATGGATTTGAATATTTAATTATTAGACTATTTCATAAAAAACAAAATGATGCTTATCATGATGTATCTTTAGAAGAAGAAGCTCATAATAATGATGATAATTTAAATTATATTGATACAAGAAAACATTATGCTTGGTTTAAGTATATTAAAGTCAAAAGTAGTAATAAAAAATAATAATAAAATATTTGTTTATTAAATATAAATTATTATATTTATAACGATATTTGATGTTTAACCTAAAATTATTAAAGTTATGGCAGGTAAAGGAAAACCTTTAAAAGGTATTGGTACAGCTGGCCCTTATTCTGGTGATATTAAAAAAGGTGGTAAAAGTGGTTCTAAAAAGAGGTAATAATAATGTTAAATAAACATAAATTATTTCTATTATGTGCAAAGTGGATACCGGTAGTTACAGCTATCGGTATCCTTGTTACCAATACTATTGCTTATTATGGATGTAGTGATCTTATTATAGATATATTTAATTTTAATATTGGTACATCAGTTGCAGGAGTAATATTAATGTATATTTGTAGTTATGCTTTTAATTTTTGTATATGGCATAAACTTGTTATTACTTATAATGCACTTATTATAGCAATAGTATTTATTATTAGATATTGTATAACTGAATGCTCTTATTCATATTTATTATTATCATATTACATATTAGCAGGAATAATACTACTGTTAATATTATATATTCACAGCAAAAAAATACTTTCATTGATGGAAAAGACAAACTGTTTATTAGATGTAGTAAGAAATCAATTACAAAATGCTATTTCAAATATTGATGCAGGAAATAGTAATTTGAATGAAGAACAAATGGAAGAACTTATTAAACATTATCTACTTTAAATAAAGGAGTTAAACGTATTAGTAAGGCTTATGCTTGTGAACATATTTTGCATTGTAGTCCAGCAACTTTTGATAATTATGTTAGGGCTGGAATAATTCCTAAAGGAAAGAAAGAAGTTGGATTTAATGAATTAAGTTGGAGTCTTAAAGATTTTGATGGTGTTAAACTTCAAAGAATACATAAAAAATAAATATAAATTCTTATTAGTAATCATTTACTAATAGTATCCCTTAACTTATAGCAAGTTAAGGGATTTTTTATTATCGTTGTGATACATTTAATAGTGTTTGCAATATTTGTGATGTGGATATTCACAATTACAAATTATCTATTAATTATTAAATTATTACAACAATGAAACTTATTAATCGTGAAAATGGTGAGGAACTTGTTGAAGTTGGTTCTCACAAAGACTATGCGTCTAAAGGTGTTGCTGGTGCAGGTCTTGGACTTGGTATTGCAGGTACTGCTCTGTGGTTGCTTAGTGGTGGTCTCGGTGGTGGTTTATTTGGCAATCGTTTTGGTGCTGCTGGAGCTGCTGCGTTAGGTGCAGAGTCTACTGTGGAAAAAGAAGATAAGTGTGAACTTATTAATGGTATGTGGCAATTAGCTTTTAATGGTCAAACTGCTCGTTTTAATGATCGCAATCAAATAAATGCTGAAATGTTCGGCATTTATAAAAGTCAAATAGATGCCGATTTTGGTTTGTATAAGAGCACTCGTGACAATTTTGATATTACTAATGCTCGTGTTGGCGAATTGGAGAAACAAGTAGCCGTTCTTATTGCTACTCGTCCGTATCAAGATGCACTTATTCAGTCTGATATTCGTCGAGTTGCAGAGCACGCCGACTTTAATTTGTTCCGTCGTACTTGTCGTATGATTACCGGTGAGCTTGTATTACCTAATACTCCTACTGTTACTGGTTATCCTTCTTATAATCCTTGTCGTGTAGATAATTCGACTTCTACTCCTGCTGCATAGTAGATAGCTCGTATATCTTCCTTTACGGGGGAAATACTTTGAGCTTTAACTTGAAGTATTTCCCCCATATTTTATTAATAATATAAATCATATAATTATGAATGCTCCTTATAGTTTTAATTTTAAATATGATCCTATTTTAGAAAATCCTTTTCGTTCTGAAATTGATTATAATAAAGAAATAGATGAAAGAGTTAGACAGTTACAATTAATGAAAGATAAATATAATTCTACTGTAAAACAAACTATTCAATCTGAGACATTGTGGAATAAAATAGATAATGAAATTAAAAGTCTTAATAATGATCAAAGAAATATTCTTTTTAGTGATAAAAATTATATATCTATTGATACTCAACTTAAAATTCTTGTTCAAGAGGCTTTAGTTAATTCTGTAAAAGATGTTATAGAAAATTCTGAAAATAGATAATTTAATAATCTCGCCCGTAAAGGAAGAGAGAGGAATTAAAATTGGAGCTGGAACTATTGAAATTAAAATTCCTTTTATTAATAAAGCAATTGCTTTAGATAAAGATGATATAAATGAATTTAAAGAAATGTTATCTAAAATATAACAATAAGTATGAAAAGTTTTGAACATATAATAGATCATTATAAAGATCATATTAGATTAGATAATGAAACTGCTTGGAATATTATTTGTAGATTTAAAGATATTGTAGAAAACAAAAATGATAAAGATAATGAAATGTTTTGGTGTATAATGAAAGATATACATGAAGAATTAAGAGGAAAACATTTTGATGAAGTATATGCAACTTATCAAGTAGATAATATGTATCATACTGATAATAAAGGTAATAAAATTACTTCTCCAATGTTTACTCCAATTGACGTTAGAAAACTATATGATAAGAAATTTAAATCTATAAATAGTAATATTACTTTTTGGGATGTTTATGTTGCTCTTAATGCTCAATATCACGATAATATAGAATTATATAAAGAATGGTTTGGAGAAGATAATATAGAGAATATTAAAGATAAAATTATAGAAAGTGCTATTGTTAATTGGTTTGAAGATGAAGATGCAGGTATAGAAAAAGTTTGGAATTATTTTAGGGCTATTTAAAATTATATGATTATTATTATTAGTAAGCGTCGATATATTAGTATCGGCGCTTTTATTATTTCCGTTAAAAAAATATTATTAAAATGCAAGTAATTGCAAATAATTTTTATATATTTAATCGAACTACTAATAATAATATTTATATTATGTCTTCTATTAATCAACTTGTTTCAGAGATTGCTCATATAGCGCAAGCTCCAAATAATGTTCCTCTTCGTCGTTCTATTAGACAAGAAATTATACATTATAGAAATGAACTTATTAGAAAAAGTTATAATAATCATTCTATTTCTGATAAAGTTTTACAACAAAAATTTGTTGCTACTTTAATAGATATTCCTGATGGAGATATTGAAGAAGCTAAAGATCTTAAACTTCCTTTAATAAAAAGAACTTCTCAAAAAGTACCTCGTCCTACAAGATTACCTATTAATTTACCTTTTCATTCTATTAGAACATTAGGAAGTGTTAATGTTTATGAAATACCTTTTACTAAAGAGGCAAGCGTTAGATTTAATAAATATCTTCCTGGTATGTGTAATACTATTGCTTATGATTATATTAATGAATATATTTATATTTATATAAATCCTAATACTGAATTTTCAGGTATTAATAAAATAGTAATTGAAAGTATATTTGAATATCCTCATATTATAGAAACTGAAACTGTTGATGGAAAAATTGATATTAATGATCCTTTTATAGATGATAATGAATTTTTATTACCCGAAGATCTTATAGGGCCTATTAAAGATATGGTTCTTCAAAGACTTCATTTAGAAATACCAAGAGAAGATAATACAATTTCTGTTCCTAATAAATTAAACGGTTAATATAATATGAAACCAGATATTAGTAATCAAGAACACTTTTATACATTTATTGGAAAATCTAAAACAAATGCTAAAGAAGCTGCAAGAAGTTTAGAAACTTCTCGTACTGTTAGAGATAATACTTATGCGTATTTAACAGAAAAGAAAGAATATATTAAAAATACTTTTAATATTGATTTAGATAAATATGAATCTGAATGGGTAAATAAAGTTTATAACAAATCTGAAGATTTATATAATATTGCTAAAAAGTTATTAGAAAAATACGAAAGTGGAGAGGAACGAATTGTTTTATTACAAATAATTAAATATTGCGTAGTACTTAAAAAATGTTATAATAGTAGAATAGCTTTTGAATTATATACTAAACAAAAAAATATTAATTATAGACAATATTTAAATTATTTAAGAGATTATTATTATACTGTTCATAAATGTGTTTTACAAGGGTATGCCTATAATTATGCTCATGGTACAGGTGATTTAATTGTTAGTATATTTAAAAATGTCAATCCTAAAACAGTTGTAGATTGGATGGCTACTAAAAGAAATAAGAAAAAGTTAATTAAAGAAGGTGTTAAAGTTTATAATGAATTAGAAGCTGCTTGGTATAACGCTCGTGGAATAAAATATGATGGAGTAGATTATAGAATATTTAAAAATTTAACAAGTATTCATAAAATTACTTTTATAAATAGTAAAATTATTGTTAATAAAGAAATTGATTTTGAGTGTACTATGTATGCTAAAAAAGATATTAAACATTATAGTGAACAAGAATTAGCAAGTATGTGCGATACTCGTGATAATATTTATTATTTACCTTTATCTTTAAATAAGAAAATAAATGTTCTTCTTTATCGTTTTCCAGAAGATTATGTTAAATTTATAAGAAATGAAAGTCAATATGAATACGAACTTGGAGCGCATAATAGCAAAAATAGAAAACGATTTCAATCCTGATAATAGTGATTGGATACCTCGTGTTGCAGCGTGGACTATTGATGCTATGGCTCAATTAAAAGTATTTAATACTATTAAAAAACAAAGAACTCTTTCTGTTAATGAAAGAATAGCTATATCTCCTTGCCCTATTTCAGAGCAAGGATTTGCTGTTTATGATAGTAATGGTTGTAAAATAAATAAATTAGATAGTAAGAATAATCGCTGTTGCTCTTCCTTTACGGGGGAAAATCAAAAAGCTATTTCTGATACAGTTAGTATTAATATTAATAATTCAGCTAAATATGCTCCTAATGAATTAGCTGAATATACTAATTCACCTAAATTTGAAGATAGACATATAGTTAAAGATATTAATTCTAATTTAATTAGTACTAATAAAAATTATGTTATTATTGAAGATAATAAAATAGAATTATCATTTGATACTGATAATATTACTATAGAAAATATTGAATTAGAAACTTATTATAGTGATTATTTTAAATGCGATTTGCCTGTTATTCCTGATAATGGTAATCTTATAGAAGCTATAGCTTCTTATTGTATGTATAAAATGTTATTAAGAGGTTATAAACATCCTGTTCTTACTCTTCAAGGTAATAATCCTGCTATAAATCCTTATGTAAATTGGATTACATTAAAACCTAAAGTTAAAACTTCTATTGTATTAGATAAACAATTAGATATTTCTAATACTAATGCTTGGAGATCATATTTTTATAATTTTACTTTTATACCTAAAAACTAATGAATATTACTCCTAAATTAAGTTTAAATAAACATCCTAAAGATTGTGATTCATTATCTTTAGTTAATGCTACTAATGTAAAGGTTACTAATGATTTAACTTTAATTAGTAATGAAGAAGATTTAAAACGAAATGAAATTATATATAATACTCTTAATAATGAATTTGGAGGAAGTGAATATAGTATAATAGGAATAATACCATGTAATGATGAAATTATAATATTTGCAAGTGGACAAGCAACAAGTACTATTACTCGTTATAATGAAAAAGAAAATAAATGTAAAATTATATATAATGGAGATTTATTAAATAATATAAGTAAAATTAAAGGTACTTTTACTTATAATGTAAATAATGATTTAATAATAGCTGTATCTCTATATAATATTAATACTGATGAACCTTTACGTATATTTAATTTAGGAAAATTTAATGATACTAATATAGATAGTAGTCAATTCAATGATACTATTTCTTCAATTATTCCAGAAGTTAAATTACCTTCTATTACAAATCACTATTATGTTAAAGGTTCTTGTTATAAAGGTTGGACATATTTATATATTAGATTTAAAATAAATAAAACTGATTATACACAATGGTATAATTTTGGTTATCCTATATTTGTTGATGACATTTATAGACAACAAATATTTAGATATTGTTTTTATCAATATAGGACTGGAAGAAATAATGCTGAAATAAATTTATATAATGTAGATGATGTAGATGGTCATAGTGCAGTTCCTATGGACGGATTTGGTACAGGATGCTATGATGGATTTAGTAATAATTCTGAAATATCTAATACTACTTTTGCTATAAATTTAAATTTTAATAGTTTTAATAATTTTAGTCAATATCAATTAGGGTTTGTTTGTGCAAGTAAAGCTTATACTAAAGCTTTTATTACTAATGATATAAATATATCAAATACTAATTATATATTTAATCCTAAATGTTTATCTGAGGGAAGTATTACTGAATTTATTACTGCATATTATAATTATTATAATGTAAAAAATATAATTAATTATAAAAATAGATTATATATATCTAATTATAAAGAACAGACTTTAAATAAAAAAATAGATCAATCTATTATAGATAGTGTTTCTATATCATTAAAAGTAAATACTACTAATTTTGCTTTTTCATCTACAAATAAAGATACTGTAAGTACATTAAAACAAATTGTTACTTTAACTGAAAAACGAAAGGATATTCGATCTGGTCAAGAACAATTAAAAACTCCTAAACAATATTTTTTAGATATAAATAGTATTTCTGATATTACAAATCAAAGTATTCCTTTTAATAAAATATTAAATGTAGATAATTCTATTGATTTAATAGTAAAAATTACTAAAGAAGGCAATACTACTGAAAAAGTTATAGATATAAATTCTATAACTATAAATAAAGATCCAAGCGATAGTTCTACTCTTCCTGGATATTGTAAAATAAAAATAGGAGAAGAAATTTATGATTCAATAGAATATTGTTTTAAAACTGATGTAGATAGTAATGGAAATCATACAAATTTTAAAATATTTGATGCTACTAATTATATAATTAGTTTTCAAAAAAAATGTATAGATACTATTAGTTCATTTAATGACAGATTAAAAGAGTCTACATTAATTCCTGGAGAAGTGTATAGTTTTTATATTCATTATATAGATAAATATGGACACGCTACTAATGGATATAGAATAAATAATAAAACATACCTTACTACTAATACTGGAAATGGATATTTTATACCAATTAAAATACATTTACCTGTTCAAAATCTTACTGAAGGATATATAGCTGTTAATGAAGAATATACTTTAAAAGAATTTAAAGATTTATTAAATACTGATGGAAATTTAAATATTTATAGTTTTAATAAACATACTAATAAATTAATTAGTTCTGGAAGTGCTGCTAATAAAAAAGATGTAAAAAATTATTTATTATCTTTATATGGAGATTTATTTGCTGATAGTACTACTAAATATGATGATATAAAAATAGCTAATATATTTAATAGCGGAAGTGTAAATGAAGTTAGTACTGGTAATTTTGGAGTATATATTAACGAAAATAATGAAAGATTATTTAAAATACCTGAAGAAGAATATTATTCTACTTATAAAGGAATAGTGAATTATAAATATAGATTGCAAGTTACAGTTAAAATACCAGAAGATTATATAGGTTATTTTATTAGTTATGAAAAATTTGAGTCTACTAAAAAAGTAACAGGTTTTCTTACTAATAAAGATGCGAGAGAAATTAGTGCAATCGAATATAATATTGGGCAAGGAGTTACTTTTAAAAATTATGAAAATAATAAAGTAAGCTCTGATATGTATTTATATAGTAGTACATTTGATATTAAAGATAGTTTATCTACTGATTATAATTTTATAAGAATAAAAGCTAAAAGTACTAAATATTGTAAACATAATAATAGTGGAAATATAACTGTTACTACTGAAGGAAATGATGGATTTATCGCAGAAATAAGTAAATCTGATATTCTTTACAGAAACAGTTCTATAAATTATGCTTATGATTTAAATAAATCTTTAATTAATTATACTGCTATACAAGATAAAATATATCCTATTGATAATTATAAATTAGTAGTAGCTGATTCTGTTAAAGATGATAGAGGAGGATTAAGTACCGCTATTAAATTAAAAAATATAGAAAATCTATTTATTTCTGATGATAAATATAGAGTAAATACGTATATTGCAAGTCTTCATAATTATCATAATAAATTATATATAAATAAAGAAAAAACTCTTATTAGAATAGGTAATATAATTTATGGATCTGGTACTATAAATACTGACATAAACGATGGCTTTAACGGAGTATATACTTATGATGGGGTAATTATATATAATGGAAATGGAATTACATTTAATTCTGAAAATAATAATTTATATAATACTCGCGGTAAATTAAGTAAAAGTATTCCTGATAATTCGGATAAAAATATAGGATTATCTGTACTTGATGAAACTTCAGAAAAAATTTTTCATTTAAATATTCCATTTTTAAATTATATTCAGTTTCCTGTTATAGATACATATTATTACGAAAGTAAATATTTTAATAATAATCCTCAGAATGTTATATTCTCTATAATGAAACCTAATGAGCAAGACGTTGATACTAAAGGATATTGGCCAGGTTTAATTGTAGAACCAAAAAATTCTATTGATTTATTTAGTAATTCTCAAGGATCTCAAGATGACTTTATCCCTACTGTTTATAACAATTATAGAGATGATATATTAAATATTACTCAATTTGATAAGACTGTTAGAAGAAGTAATGTTATTCAAGATGAAAGTGCTGTAAATGCTTGGAGGCAATTTCCTACTGAAGGTTATAAAAACATTAATGAGAATAAAGGTATTATTACTAATTTAGTGGGTATTGGTGTTTATTTATTAGTTCACACTGAGCATAGTTTATTTATGTTTAATGGTGATGCTACATTACAAACTAAAGATAAAAGTTTACAATTATTACAACCTGATGCTTTTGATACTAATTATGTAGAAGTATTTACTTCTGATTTAGGATTTGGAGGATTACAAGATGATTTAGCTTTTATTGTAGATCAATTTGGTTATATATTTTATAATAATGATTTTACCAGATTTTATAAATTTGATAATGGCCAATTATCTTTAATAGATCAAGATATTTATTTATATTTACAAGATAATAAACCCACTAATGTTAGATTTGGTAATGATAAATTTAATAAACGTTTATTAATTAGTTTAAAGTTATCTAATAATACTGTTAAAACTTTAAGCTATAATTATGAATTAGGTAATTTTATTAGTTTTCACGATTATAATTTTATTCAAGGATATAATACTAAATCTAAATTATATTTAGTAAGCGGGAATAATTTATATAACGACATATATAATTTTACTGATACTAAAAGTTATGGTACTTATGAAAGTTTAAGTATTTCTAAAACTTATCCATCTTCTATAAGTATTATTCTTAATGAAGATTATGATGTTATAAAATTTTTAGAATTTATTAAATATAATGTTCGTAAAGTAAGTAAATCAAATAGTCTTGTTAGTATATCCCCCGTAAAGGAAGGTATGCAGCCTTATGCTGGAGATATATTAGAAATATTTAGTGAATTTACAAATACTGGAGAAATAGATATTAATATAGATACTACTAATAAATTTAATAGATATTCTAAACCTTGGTTTGAATTAGGTAATTGGAATTTTAATTATTTTAGAAATAAAATTTCTACTTATAATAGTAGCGGTTCTGATAAACTTACTCGTATTTATGGAAATTATATAGTTATTAAATTTACATTTGATAATAAAGATAAAGTTTGTATTGAATTTGAAAATTTAAATGGTAGTGTTTCTAAACAAAGAAAGTTATGAAAAAAGTAATTAAAACTGATAATAGAAAAAAAGCTTTTCTTGGTGCTTTAATTGGAGGAGTTGCAAGTATTGCAGGTTCGGCTATTGGTGCAGCTAAAAAACGTAAAGCTGAAAGAGAAAAATTGAAACAGCAACAAATTGAACAAAATCAAAATGATGCTAAAGCCCAAGCTCAAGCTCTTACTGCAAGTGTAGCTGATCAAGATTATGTAGATGAATATAATAAAAAAGTTACTTTAAAAATGGGAGGAGATAAAAAATTTAATGATAGAATTAAATCTAATAAAACTAAATCTAATCGTATATTTAAATGCGGTGGTCAAAAGAAAGCTAAAATGGGTTCTTTAATTGGGCAAAATGGAGTTGGTGGAGAAATTGGAGATGCTATGTCTGGAATTGGAGGATTAGCTAATTCTTTATTTGCTCCAAGTTCTGCTCCTAAACAAGTAAAGAAAGCTGATGGATTTAGTACTACTGGCCCTAAAGTTGAAATAAAAACTCCTAATTATATGAATAATACTAATAATAACGATATTAATAATAATATTAATACTGCTACTAATCCTACTACTCAACAACAAAATAATCAATTTGTCGATCGCTCAAATACTTTGCGATGCGGGGGCAAAAAACGTATAAAGCATAAATAAAAACTATTTTTAGGCTGTTATATTGATTGAATATTGAAAATAATATAAATATATCTAAATTGAAATACATTAAATTAAACAGCCTAAAATTTATTTATTAACTATAATATTATATGAAGAAATATATTTTAAATCCTAAAGTTGTTCGTGGAGGAAAAGCTATTCCTCTTGGAAATAACTTTTATTATATGCAAGGCAAAAAGCACGAACAAGGAGGTATTGATTTAGGTGCTGATGATAAGAATGGCCTTGAAGTTGAAGGTGGTGAAGTAGTTCACACCTCTAAAAACTCTATTAAAGTTTTTAGTGCAGTTCCTATGCTTAATGGTAAAAGTCCTGCTGAAAAAGTAATTAATGGTGAAAATGCCAATAAAGTATTTAAGGAACAAGAAGAATTTAAAGATAGAAATAATTTTAATGATGATGGAAGTAAAAAGTATCAAAATGGAGGTAAAAGAAGATATATCGGAGGTAGTACTAATGAAGCAAGACAAAAATATTTTGATACAGATAAAGAACTTACAGATAGTGTAAAAGTAATTGCTAAAAGATATAATATTAATCCTAATCTATTAGCAAGTAGAATGGCTAAAGAAGGTCCAATAGATAAAGCTATTAATTATTATAATAATACTAATGGAGAATTTGATAGAAGAGAAGTTCATGGAAGAGATTGGGGATTAGACGATACTGGTAATAATTTAAATGAAGGAATTATTACTTTAAAAGAGCCTTATTTAAATTATTATGATGAAGAATTTTTTAATGAAAAAGATAGAAAAGTTAATTCTGTATATTCTCCGAATTGGAATTTTGGTATTTCTGCAACTGCCGCTGAATTAGAATATAGAAGAAATGAAATGAAAAAAAGATTTCCTAATTTATCGGATGAACAATTAGATGCAGCTGCATCCGCTGCATTTAATAGAGGTATATATGGAGCAACTAAATATATAAAACAAGGTAAGGATTTAAATGAATATTCTCCTTTTATAAATATTAAAAAAATGGGTGGACAAGTTAAAAAAAATATATTTGTAGAACTTAATGTTGAAGGTAAAAAGAAGTTAGTGCCTGCATCTTCCTTTACGGGGGAAAGACAAAAAGCTCTAATGGGAATTAATGAAGATATTGATTATATTAATACTCCTAAATATAAAGGTATAATAGAAGAAGCAAGCATAACTAATCCTCGATTATCTCCTAATAATGTATATAAACAATTAACTAATGCCGCTGGTACAGATGATGCTTTAAAAATTAAAAAATTAAATAATATTCCAAATAATATTAATAATAAATTTAGTCCTGCTGCTGGGCATTTTAATGAAATTACTCTTGGAGATATTATAGGAGGAGTAACTAATACTATTGGATCTATTACTAATTATAATAGCAATAGGCGTACATTAAATAATATGAAATATAGTTCTGCACCTCTTCCTATTCAAGCAAGAAAACTTAAAACTCGATTTAATATTAATCCTCAATTAGATAAAATTAGAGAATATCTAAAAGCAACTAATAGAGATATTGATGCAAATACTGCAAGTTCTCGTGTGGCTCTCGCCCGTAAAGGAATAGCACGCACAAATGCTTTATTACAAGCTAATAACCTTTATGCTACTAAAGAAAATGCTGAAACTCAATTATTAAATCAAGATAATATGAATCAACAAAATGTTGCAGCTCGTAATGTTGAAATATATAATAGATGGAGAGAAGGTAAAAGTAATTTTGATAATATATTATTAGAAAAACGTGCTGAAAATACTTCTGATTTAATTAGAGGATTAACTACAACAGTACAAGATATTATTGGAGGTGTAGAACAAAGAAGAAATATTAATAATACTTTATCTACAATGGCTGCCGCAAATCCTAATGTAACTGCTGAAATATTAAAAGATTTAGGTGTAGATTTTAGTTATTTAGTTAGAAACGGTAAAAGGATTAAAAATAAGAAAAATTAATTTATAATATTATGAAAGGTTTTAATCCTATTATAAGACAACGAGTATCTCCTGTTAATTTAGAAACTGTTGCTAATACTTATAGAGAACTTGAACAAGGTCATCAAAAAAGTATGCAACTTGCTTCTCAACTTCAAACTGCAATGGCTCAGCTTCCTCTTAATGAGGCTGAAGATGAATGGAGGCAAAATAAAATTCAACAAATTAGGAATACTCTTGATAATAATTTAAATTATGGAAATGCTGCTGGAGCTTTTGATGATTTAGTAAAAGCTCAAGGAGACATTACTTCTGATCCAGGTTTAATAGGTCGTATTAGAGCACAACAAGATTATACTGCATATTTAAATAATATTAATGAGCGACAAGATTTATCTGAATATCATAAAAATTATTATAGAGCAAATACTAAATATAGATATAATGATATTTATAATGATAAAGGACAAGTAATTGGAGGTACTAAATGGGAACCTAATGAAAGACCTGTGTCAAGTATAGATATGAATAAAATATATAATGAAGCTCTTAAATATGTTTCTCCTGATGCTGGAGGATATGAAAATACTACTTTTATAGATATTTCTACAGGTAAAGTATCTAATACTTATACAGAAAATAGTACTATGGCAAGATATAATTCAATAACTGGAAAATATGAGATTCTTCCTCCAGAAAAAATTAGAGCTGCTGTAGATGCTGCAATTAAAGCAAATCCTGCAATTAGAGCAAGTTTAGAACAGGATTATAAAATTGATAAATGGTATCATAGTCAAAATCCTAATATTGCAAATGATGTAATTGATCCAAAAGGATATACTAAATCTTTTGATCAATATGTAAATGATAAAATAGATCCATTTATTAGAGCTAAACAATATAGACGAATATATACTTCTACCGCTTATAATGATTCTATGATAAATGAAATCGCTAAAGCTAAAGTAACAGCTAAAGCAAATAATAGTGGAAATAATCAACAAATAAATAATTTTTTAACTAACACTATTACTGGAAAAGGTCCTAAAGCTCAAGTTAAAATCGACCCCGGATTAGAAGTTTTAACTGGAGTTAGAACTATTGGAAGTACTTATACTGAAAGATTAAATGAAAAATATCCTAATGTAAATATTCCTGAATTTAATTTATATACTACTCCAGATGCTTTAAGTACTTGGGCAAAAAATAATAATATTTCTGGTGAAGTAGCCATAGATATCATGAGAGAATTTGATAATTTTAAAAGAGCTACTTTACCATATAGAGCTACTATTAATAATGTTATTGGAGATGTAAATGATCCAAATAAAATAGATGCTTTTAATTTTATATCACAAGTAAATAGTGGAATTATTGATGATATATCACCAGACGATACTGATACTATGAAAGAATGGAAACAAAGTTTTGCTAATATTACTGATAGATTATTCGGAGATAATTCTGCTGGCATAGCTATAACATTAAAAAATCAAAGAGATTTAGATACTTTTAAACGAAACATTGGAGATTTATGGGATACTTATGAAATTAAACAATATAATACTGAAAATGGAGATATAAGATTAGTTCTTTCTTCAGATCATAAAGATGGAACTTATAAATTTGTTCAAGCTGCAAAAGCTACAAATTTAGATAGTAGAGTTTTTGGAGGAGGATTAAGAAGAGAAAAATATACTTCAATTAGACGAGTAGACGAAAATGGAAATATTGTCCCTCTTGAAGTTCATTTTAATAATCCAAATAGAGAATTACTTATATCTCAAGCTGATTATCTTTATACTGATATAATAAAACAAGCTAATAAATTACAAGAAGATATTCTTCCAGTTGGTGATGAAGTTGTTGTTGATACTTCAGTTTCTTCTCATACAAATCCTGAACATTATATGAGAGATCAATTATATCAAACTATTAGTAATCCCGCAGATGCTAAACTTGAAAAAGATCGTAGAGATGATATTGTAAAAAGATATACTAATATGTTTAAAGCTAATCCTCAACTTATGATTTCAGGTGATTATTTAGTAGTTGATAAAAATGGAACATTAAGAGATATGACTTCTGACGAAATAGAAGATGCTCGTATTAAAATTCCAACTTATAATGATAGTAATATAAAGCATCAATTAACATATGTTCCTACTATGGGATGGAAAATTAAAACTACTGTTACAGATGACAGTGATGTTAAAGAATATATATTAAAAGAAGGACTAAATGATCCATCTATTGATGCTGTTAATAATAGTATAAGCACTCAAGCAAAATTATTATTAGATAATGTTACATATGCTTATCAAGCGTTTTCTTATGATACTCCATATGGTACAGATATTGTTGTTAAAGATAAACATACCGGTAAATTTATATTACAAGATGAAGATTTAAGAACGATAAAAGAAGATATTTCTCTTCAAGATGTTGAAAAACTTGCTTTGTGGAGTGTTGTAGAAAATAAAGTACGCAATGGTGAATATACAGAAAATGATAAAGAAGCAATAGGGCAAGCTTATTATAATTCTCTTATAATTAAAGGTTTTGATCCAGAAACAGCAATGATGTTTACTAATGAGTATATAGAAAAATTATGAAACTTACACGTGAAGAAATGAATAGAATAATGAAAGGAGAGGGTAATAAACCTTCTCCTTTTTCTGGTTTTGGAAATACTGATAATAAACCTTCTCCTTTTCAAGATCCTTATGGTTTTTCAGCTGTTAATAAACAAATTGAGAATCTCCCTCGATTTTCTGTTAGTAAAGAAGATTATGAAAATTTTGCTGATTATGATGTTTATTTAAATGCTTATACTACAAGAGAAGAAGCTGAAAAACAAAGAGCTAAAAATCAAAGTTGGATTGAACAAACAGGTCGCGCTGTTACACAAGCTGTTGCAAACGAATTTATTCTTGGAACGCTTTCTGGATTTTCTAATATGTATGATGCTGTTTATAATCTTATAGCTAATGACGGTTATAATGATTATACTAATGCAGTAAGTACAGCACTTGAAAAAGCTCAAGATTCTATTAGAGAGCGCTTTGCTATATATCAAGAAAATCCAGGAAAATCATTTGATGTTGGAGATTTTGGATGGTGGGCTAATAATGCTATAAGTGTTGCATCTACATTATCTATGCTTGTTCCATCCACAGGTGTTGTAAAAGGAATTAAAACTCTTGGAAAAATAGGTAAAGGAACTAAAACTATTGGAAAATTATATAATAAAGGAATTTATGGTATAGGTAAAATTGCTGAAAAAAGTCATCTAACTTCTAATCCTGCAAGAACTGCTAAAAGTATTAATACCGCTTTAGATCTTGGTGCAACAGCTGTATTAAGTAGAACTATGGAAAATTATATGGAAGCTCGTGAAGTTTATAAAGATATTTATGATACTTCCATAGAAAGATTACAAAATTTTAATGATATACAAAGAGAAGAATTTTTTAAAAATAATCCTGAATTTGTTGGTTTAAGTAATGATGAAATAGCTAAAAAAATTGCAAGTGATTCTGCTGGAGAAACATTTTTTAATGATTATGCTATGGTATTAATGGATTTTGTTCAATTTAAAGCTATTAGTAGTCTATGGAAAGGAGCTTTTAAACTTAAACCCACAGCTAAATTAAAATATATAAATAAACAAGCTGCTAACAAATTAAATGCCGATGCAGCTAATATAGATATTGAACAACAATCTTTAATTAAAAGATTATTACAAGGCAATTCTACTTTTCTTGCAGAAAATTTATCTGAAAGTTTTGAAGAAGGTTATCAAGGTGTTCAAACTGAAAAAGGAAAAGAAGTTGCAGAACTTATATTTGATCCTACTTATAGACCAAGAGATTTAAGTTCTTATTTATCTGATCCTAAAATATGGGAGCAAGCTGTTTGGGGTTATCTTGGAGGAGTAGGTTTTCAAGCTGCTGGTAGAGGTTTAGGGAATCTTCAAAATAAAATTCAGGGAAAAATTAATAAAAAACGTATATCCCCTGAAGATTATAATCGTAGTCAATTAACTTTTGAAAAGATTAGAGAAGCTGAAATTCTTGGTCGTAGAGCTAAAATTAATGATTTTCTTGAGCAATTATCTTTACTCGATGAAGGAAAAAATCCATTTAAGCCTATTAAGGAAAATGGAACTATTTCTGATTATGAAAATATAACTCAGGATGAAGCTGATATTATATACGATAGATTAGCAAATGAATTTGTAGTAGATATGGTATTAAATGCAGCTGATGTAGGAAATATAGAATTATTACAAGAATATATTACTAATCCTGAATTTAATAAGTTTTTTGATGCAGCTAATATAAGTATTGCTAAAAATAAAACTAATTTTACTCAAGAGTTAGTTAATAGAATGAACAATACTATTGAATTATATCAAAATGAAATATATAAAGGAATTCATTCTATTGATGGAGATAACGATCAAATAA